CTTAAATTTTGCCCCGGAGGGATATTTGATATTTGGCTTTAATGTTTTTTAAGTGTGTATGGGTTTTCCTTTAGCCTGTTTGCTCATGTTCAGGTTCCTTTCCTCTGATTGACGTTTCTCCTTTCGTGCTGTACCTCCACATCACCTCCTAAAACTATACCCATACACACCTAAAAGATATTAAAACCAGATAATAACTCTAGCAGAAGGGAGATGAACTGGTACTTGGCTGCTAAAAAGTATAGTAAAAGTAATGATGAACTCAGGCAGTCAGCACCAATTCTGACTCCTGAAGAATGGGAGAACCATCTTATAGCTCTTTCATATCAAGCCGTTGAGCAAAGGATTCTTGATGGAACTGCAACTGCTGCTGAATATGTACATTTTTTGAAAGCCGGTTCTGTTAAGCAACGTGAGGAGCTTGAGAAGCTTCAGAAAGAGAATGAACTACTTAAAGCCAAGACAAGTGCAATTGAATCTGAGCGCAACAGAGGTGAACTCTATAAGCAAGTTATCGATGCACTTAGCTCTTATAGAACGGAGTCTCCAGATGAACTCGATGACGCGTACGTATACTGAGCTACTGCAAATCCCGGACTATCTTGGTCGCTATAGATATTTGCGTCTTGGCGGAAAAGTTGGCGAAGAGACGTTCGGATGGGAACGCTATCTAAACCAGAATTTTTATAGGTCAAAAGAATGGCGCGACTTTCGAAGAGAAATGATTATTCGTGACAACGGCTGCGATCTTGCTCACGAAGATCATCCGTTTGGTCCTGGTGAAGTCGTCTTTCTTCATCACATTAATCCAGTTAAAGTAGAAGACATAGTAAATCATGTTGAGCTACTTATGGATCCTGAAAACGTAATCTGCGTTCGAAAGAGAACGCACGATGCGATACATTACGGCGACGAATCATTTCTAGCTGAATTTGAGTATATTCCAAGGTCCCCAAATGATACATGTCCTTGGAAAAATGTAAAGTAGGCTAATGCTATTTAGGAGGGCCTCGTCAAAATGCCAGAACAATCTATTCTCAGAACAATCAGGCGTATGATCGGGCCTGATGAAGATTATGAGTACTTCGATACTGAACTGATCATTCATATAAACTCTGCTTTTTCGCGACTTTGTGAGCTTGGCGTTGGGCCAGAGAACCCGTTCTATATTAAAGGAACCGAGGAAACCTGGAGCGACTTCATTGACACTGGCGAAGAAGAACGAGTAAAACAATATGTGTATCTGAGCGTTAAGAATATATTTGATCCGCCTTCATCTGCTTCTGTAATGAGTGCTTATAAGGAGCAGATTGAGAAACTTGAATGGCTTCTCAAAGAGACGGCGGTAACGGGACATTGATTCAAAATGCCCTTTCAATTTTTCAACCCGAATCCAAATGGAAGGTTCGTTGGCGACTGCACTATAAGAGCAATCTGTAAATTGCTTAACCAGGACTGGGATACAGTCTATGCCGCCACTACCTTCCAAGGATTCCTGTATAAAGATATGCCCTCCGGGAACGCCACCTGGGGAGCATATCTTTATAAACTTGGATATATACGAAAATTTATACCTGATTACTGTCTTGGAAGATATTCTGTGAAAGATTTCTGCAGAGATCATCCTCAGGGCAGTTTTTTATTGGTCTTAGACCAACATGTCGTAACCGTAGTAGATGGCGACTACTATGATACGTGGGACTCTGGGAGCGAGATGCCCACGTATTATTGGACGAAAGGAGAACAATAAAAAATGAGCACAAATACATTTGGATTGAACCAGGCTCCGGTCGGGGCATCCGTAACCCAACCATTTACCAATCCGGTGGTTCCATCTCCGGTCCCATCCGCTGGAGCCGCGAAAGGATTCTCGACGCTGCCTACAGTTAACACTGCCGTAAATCCTCAGCCGATGAATCCCGTTATGAGCGCGGCAGCAGGACCGAAGTGTAACATCGTATGGGTCGAAAGCATTGATGAAGTTCTTGCGCATCCAACATCTCCGAGCGAAGAGATGTACTTCCACGACAAGAACAATCCTATCATTTATCGTCGTGAAACGGATGCCAACGGCAACATTAAGAATCCGATTCATGCTCTTCATTATACGGTCGAGGAAGTTCCATTCGGCCCCGAAGCTCAGTTTGTCACGAAAGATGAACACAAGCAGCTCTACGATCTGGTTGAGAAACTTACTCACACTGTCGACGGAATGAACGGAAAGCTTGAGAAGCTTCTGAACGGCTGAAGGAGGGCGTCAAAATGAATCCATTTTTTAATTCACATCAACAGCAACAGCAGCAGAACTTCGATCTGAATTCTGCGTTACAGAACTTGGCAAGACAGATTGCCCCGACAGGTATGTCAGCTGAGCAAATCGTCCGCCAGAAAATTCAAAATGGTGAAATGAGCCAGGAACAGTTTAACCAGTTTGCCGCCATTGCGAACAAGCTTACTGGGAGAAACAGATAAAACAACACTTAATGAAAACCAATCACTGGAGGAACTAATTATGTGCATTATTGTAGAAAAGAACTACAACAAGAAACTGGATGACGGAACCATTGTAGTCATGCGATATATCGAAGCCAGTGGTGACTCCAGTGAGACCAAACCGACCAAAAATATTGTGGATGGTAGCATCTTTGTTGAGTCAAACACTGGCAACGTCAGCCTTTTCAACGAAAAGACATCTTCATGGATCCCTCAGTTTAGTTTTAAGGGGTGATATACAATGCGTAGACATTGGTCAACTCTGAAAAAGCTAATATGGCTTTATGTGACAAAGTTTAGAAGCGGTGGTGGAGAAGACAAGAGTAATAAAGTAGGTTACGCTATTGTCGGCACCGCATATGCTGAATGAGAATGTGAGGGATAACATATGAGCTATACGAAACAAACTTGGCAAACCGGCGATACGATAACTGCCGAAAAGCTAAATCATATTGAAGATGGTGTAGATGATGCAAGTCGCCAATTAAGTGACTTAGAGGATTCCATCAGCGACGCTTACGATACAATCGCGAGCTATGCTGTCGGAGATTTTTGCATCAACGAAAACACGCTTTACAGATGCAACACGGCTATCCCCACCGGCGGAGAAGCATGGACACCGGCTCACTGGGATGCTGTACAGATTGCTGATTTCTTAGGTTCTGGTGGTGGTGGCGGTGCTGTCTCCGACGTCCAGATCAACGGGACGAGCATCCTGAGTGATGGCGTGGCGAATATACCACGAGCCACATACTCCAAGGAAGGCGTAGTGAAGGTCTACGAAGGATACGGCGTAATGATATCAAACGGTGTATTGTTTGCGGCGAATCCGTCTCTAAATGAAATTAAAAGTGGCGCACTGTACAAGCCTCCATCTGCGCAGCAGATGTATCAAGCAACATTCTACGGCCTCGCCAAAGCCGCAGGAGACGCCACGCAGTCTGCGAGTGCAAATGCGGTCGGAACGTACACCGAAGATGCCAAGAGCGCAATCCATGAGATGTTGAACGGCTCAGTCGCTGTCAGCGGCACAACTCCTACGATTGCCGCAAAGGCTGGAATCAGCTACGTCTGCGGTGAGGTTGCTACACTGGACATCACGCTACCTGCAAGCGGTTGTTTCGATGTGGTTTTCCAGAGTGGAAGTACGCCGACAGTCCTGACGGCAACCGGCGTGACATGGGCAAATGATTTTGATGCAACTGCACTTGAGGCAGATACCACCTATGAAATTAACATCAAGGATGGTCTGGGGGTTGTTCAGAAATGGACGTAATGGCACGCAGACGAGCGATAATGGCTCATATCGCTAGGCTGGTCAAGAAGATCATTAGCTCCGTAACCGGACTGGTCAGCTTCACGACAAACGTCATAAGGCCTGTCAAAGTCACCTGCGAGTTCAGTCCTGTGCAGGAGGGAACTGGCGATCCGTCACCGGATAACGTGCGGCCGATCAGCGGGTGGACTGGGTGCGAGATAGGGCATACGGGAAAGAATTTATTTGATTCAAGTAATCCAGAAAAAGTAAGCGGAAAGATCAAAAATGATTCTGGCGACATCATTAAAGATTCGACCGGAAGTTTTTCCCAACAATTCGTGAGAGTTAAACCCAGTACGTCATATTTCATATCGGGACTTATAGAAACGCGTTCTAAAAGAGCATATTTTTATACTAAGGATAAGACATGGATAAGTCGTACATCTGCATATTCTGGCGTTAGCGAATTTAGTATAACAACTCCTGCAAATTGTTTATTTATTCAATTACAATCTGGATATAATGACACGTATGAAACTGTACAAATTGAAGAAGGGAATTCCGTAACAGCCTACGAACCATACCAAGGCGCCACTCTCCCCATCACCTTCACCGACCCATCGACCGGCGATCCTCTCACAGTCTACGGCGGCACGGTCACGCTCAATGAGGATGGAAGTGCGGATCTTGTAGCAACACAGGCTTTGTGGGTGGAAGATGGAACAAGGCAGCCAACATATACCATATGGAAGACCAGCGGTGAAGGAGACCTCTACAACTGCACACTATTTGGTCGTTTGCCACGTCCCCAGCATGATTATGCTGGCGGCTATTCAAAATACTTTATTTCAGACAACCGAATGTTTATAAATGATATAAACGGTCATGGATGGGAAAATAAATTATGTTTTGCATCATATAGATCATCCGCACTTAGTTTTGCATATTCCATCCCCAAAAATTTGTCGACAAAAGCTGAAGTAGCCGCATACTTTGCGGAAAACCCAACAACTGTTGTTTATTCGCTTGCCACTCCCATCACCTACCATTTTGACAACATCGGCCAGCTCAATTCCTTCCTCGGCGAAAACAACATCTGGCACGACATGAACGGCTCAATCACAGCAGAGTATTACAAAAAACAGTAAAGGAGATAGAACAATGAGACAGATCTACATCGTCAACGCAACACAGGTAGTCACCAGCACCGCGCATCCTGAAGGAGTTTATAAAACTCTCGACGGTTTCCCGAAGACTTTCGACAGCAGATACTATGAAGCTACCACCGAGAATCCGAACGGCAATCCTGAGCGTGCTTATGAGGTCGCAGAAGCAGAATTTCACGCTCAGTGGGCTGAGTTCCTGCGCTCCACTACTCGCGCTATGTGGACTGTGACCTTTGAGAGAGCCGACGGTCGGCAGATTTCTCAGGCTTCCAAGGGAGCCTTCCCGGATATGACACCGCAGACAGAACCGGCGGAGGGCGAATGATGCAGGTCATCAAGATTCGACTTGATACCGGCGAAACCAGAGAATGCAACTACAACTCAGAGGAAGAGATGTTTGCTGAGACAGAAGCAAGCAGTGAAAAGGTAATTGAGTGGTGGTCATGTGCTTAGTGATTTAAAGGCGGAGGTGATGCCAAATGAAGGAATTACCATATCTCTATAATCAGTAGCACAGCCCCGAAAAGGGGCTTCGATTAAGTCACTTAAAGGCCTATTTAAGTTACAAACTATAATATTGTAAACTCCTATATTTCGAAGAGTAAAACTTAACACCTTAAACTGTCAACAGGTCAGTTTCTTGTTTTACAACTGTTGCCCTTCGCGGGTTAAAACGATCAAGCACGTTTCAAAATAACTTTGTCAAATCAGAGCTTTGCGCAATTTTTGCGTGAGGCTCTTTTTATATTGGTTTAGACCAACCAAGGAGCAGCTAACCAGAGGTCGGTTTAAATATTCCTCATACGTCGGAATGATCCGTGCTCATCCTTTTTCGTCCGGACGCAACTTTTTCTGTATAAATAGAGCGCGAATTGAAAGAACGTAAATTCATATTCTCAAAGGAGAAGATTACCATGTCTTACTCTGAAAACGGTAATGCCAATTTTACGATGCCCGTAAGTCCGATGTACGGTGGCAATGGCGGTTTCGGTAACGGCTTCTTCGGCGGTGACGCTGCCTGGTGGCTGATTATCCTGCTCCTGTTCGCCAACAACGGTTGGGGCAATGGCTTCGGCTTTGGTGGCGGCATGGGCGGTATGATGCCGTTTATGATGGGCAACCAGCAGAATGCCGATGTCCAGCGCGGGTTCGATCAGTCCGCTATCATGGGTGCTCTGAATGGCATTACCGGTGCTCTTAATACCGGCTTTGCAAATGCTGAGATCTCCCGCTGCAATGCCAACACGAATATTCTTCAGGCTCTGAACACCAATCAGGCAGCGACGATCTCCGGTATGAACGGTCTGGCTATGAATCTGCAGAATTGCTGCTGCGAAAATCGTGCTGGTCTTGCCGACCTCAAGTATACGGTTGCGACCGAGAACTGTGCGGATCGCACTGCCCTGAACGAAGGTCTGACCAACATGCTCATGGCGAACAATGCCAATACCCAGGCGATTGTAAATGCTACGAATGCCGGTATTCAGACCGTTATGGATAAGATCTGCCAGCTCGAGCTTGCCGGTAAGGATCAGCAGATTGCTGCTCTTACGGCTCAGCTGAACGAAGCGAATCGTCTGGCCTCCCAGGCCCAGCAGACTGCAACGATTCAGGCCGGTCAGCGTGCTCTGGCGAATGAGATCGAGCAGTATGTCCTGCCCACTCCGCGTCCGGCGTACATTGTTCAGAATCCGAACTGCTGCACTCAGAATACAGGCTGCGGCTGCATGGGTTAAGGAGGTGCCGAGATGGCTGAATGGACTAGTGTTGCCGTTCAGACGGTCAACCCCGGTGAGGCCATCGTCTTCACCGATACGGCACAGTCTTGCCCAATGGGCTATATTCTGCACCGTGAGGATAGTGGCGCATTTCTGATGAAGGGGATCGACACCGGTTCCGGTATTCGCAGATGCTGCTGCAAGCCGGCTACCGTGAAATATATGGTAGATTTCGGCGCCAATATCGCTATTCCTGAAGGAGAGACCGTTGGACCGATTTCGGTCGCGTTTGCTCTTGACGGAAATACTCTGGCAGGAACCGAGATGGAAGTTACACCGGCCGCTGTGGAACAGTATTTTAATGTTTCCAGAGCTGCTAATGTAGCAATCTGGAAGGGCTGCTGCCAGACGCTCAGTATTCGTAACACTGGAACAACACCGATTCTGGTCCAGGCTGCGAATATTGTGTTCGCGAAGAAGTGAGGAGGAAATTCAAAATGGAACTTAAAACCGAATCTATGGAACACATGAAGAAAGTCGTGGCCAAGTGTCTCGAAGATCTCATGGCGAAAAATGACCTCACTCCTGCCGAAACCAAAGCCGCCATCGACGGATTTCATCTGCACGATGAGCTGTGTTGCCGCATTGAGGAATGCAAGGCTGAGGAAGAGAATAAAGGTTCTGGTGAGTATTCTGAGCGTGGATATTCCATGCATGGTGAACCATACCGCCAGTATCACATCACTTCTTATGGCATGCCTGAGCGGGCCGTTTACTCGGATCGTAGATATGACAATATGAACCGCGGAAGTTACGGGAATCCGAACTATGGCGTCCATGGCTGGTATCAGAGCAATTCTGATGGCTACTCCGGCTATCCTGGTCGTCCGTCTGAATTCATGGACCGTAGTTACTGCGGTGATCCGTACTATGAACGCGGCTACAGTCGTCACAGCATCAGCGACCGTGCAGTTGCCTGCCTCGAAAAACTCTTTGACACATCTGCTTCCGACTATGAGAAGCAGGAACTCAAGAAGTACATTTCGATGGTTCGTGCAGCCGGCATGAACGACTAATTTTAAATGAGAGAGCCTTGTGGTCATCCTCAGGGCTCTCTTTTTAATATTGCAGGAAAGTGAGGGCTAAATAATGGAAACAATATTTATTCCACATTCTGATTATCTGGCCCATCACGGTATTAAGAATCAGAAATGGGGCCAGCGTCGTTTTCAGAACTATGACGGTTCACTGACTTCCGAAGGACGTAAACGTTATGGAGTTGGAGAATCAAATCTGAGTAAACGCGAAAAGAAACAGGCCGAAAAGGCGAAAGCGAAGGCGGCCAAAGAAAGAGCCAAAGCCAGCAGCAAAAAGAAGGCTGATGCCCAGAAAGCGGCCGAACAGAAACAAAAGCGGATGGAGTATCTGAGGGATCATCCCGAAAAGATCTACAAGTATCGCAAAGAGCTAACTCAGGACGATGTAACGGATATTATGCAGAAGGTTAAGTTTGATCAGTCTCTGCAGGATATTCGCAAAGCAGAAGTTCAGCGTGGCATGAAGAAGATCGACGACATTCGCAATAATGTTGAGACGGGCCTAAAGTGGTATAAGACCGGAAAAGATGCATATAACACTATCGCTGAGGTCAATAATGCGCTTATCGATATGGGCGTAAATAAGAATGGCAAACGAATGCTGAAATTTGGCGAGAAAGATAATTCATCTTTGAAAGAACTTGAGAATCTTCTTAGAACTCCCGATGGCGTTGAGCAGATTTATAAGAATAAAGATAAGTATTCAACCGACGATCTGAATAAAGCGTTCAAGCGCAGACAGATTGAGAATCTGCTCGAGAATCAGATTAATCAGAACAAGAAATCAGATTCGTCTCAAAAGAAAGATTCTACTCAGAAAAAAGAAACGATCAGCGATAAAGTTCGAGAAGCAGCTTACAGCAATTCTCCGACTAAAATTATGGCGGCCATGTCTGGAGCAAATAGTGCCGAGCAAGAGCTTCTTCAAAAGCAGATGGCAGAGTATGAAAACGTTGTCGAGCTTATGCGAAAGTATAGATAAGAGGTAAATCAAAATGGCGTTATCGAATACCGCTGTGCCAAAGTATTACGGCGAGTTTCGAGACGCCGTGATTCGTGGCGAAATTCCAGTTAATAAAGAAGTCTCCATGCAAATGAATCTTATCGATGATCTGATCGCCGATCCAAGATTTTACTACGATGATCAGGCAGTAGAAGGCTTTATACGATTCTGTGAGAACGAACTGACTCTTACTGACGGTGGAGACCTAAAGCTGCTGGATTCTTTTAAACTCTGGGGAGAAGACTTATTCGGATGGTACTACTTTATTAAGAGAAGCGTCTGGGTAAGAAACAAAATCGGCAGTGGTGGTCATTACGAGTACCGCAACATAAAAAAGCGGCTGCGCAACAAGCAGTATCTGATCATCGGCCGCGGTGCCGCAAAAAGTCTATATGATACCTGCGTTCAGGCATACGGGCTGATTGTAGATCCGGATGCGACGGATCAGATTGTTACTGCTCCTACTGTAAGACAATCCGAAGAAACGACGCTTCCTTTAAAAATAGCGATCGCCAGAGCAAGAGGGCCGGTCCTTCAGTTCATGACGGAAGGATCTCTCCAGAATACGACAGGAAATAAAGCAGACCGTGTGAAGATCGCGTCAACAAAGAAAGGCATCGAGAACTTCGTCACCAATTCCATCATAGAGTCCCGCCCGATGCGTATCGACAAACTTCAGGGAGCCAGATGCAAGTACGCGACGATTGATGAATGGCTGTCCGGAGATGTTAAAGAGGACGTCGTCGGCGCTCTTGAGCAGGGCGCTGCAAAAGTGGACAACTGGGTTATTGTTGCAACAAGTTCCGAGGGGACGGTTCGAAACGGACCCGGCGATACAATCAAAATGGAACTGATGGAGATCCTTAAAGGGGATTATTTCCAGCCACACGTATCCATCTGGTGGTATCGACTGGATGATAAGGACGAGTTGAATTATCCGTCTATGTGGTTGAAGGCAAATCCGAACCTGGATAAGACCGTCACCTATGAAACTTATCAGCTGGAGCTGGAGAGAGCGGAGAAAAACCCATCAGTCAGAAATGATGTCCTGGCCAAGAGATTCGGGATTCCGATGGAAGGCTTCACACGTTTCTTTACCTACGAAGAGACCAAAGTTCACCGAAGACAGTGGTACGACGGTATGCCATGTGCACTCGGTGCTGACCTCTCTCAGGGTGACGACTTCTGTGCTTTTACGTTTTTGTTTCCGATTCCCGGTCGAGGTTTTGGAATTAAGGCACGAAGTTATATTACATCATATACGCATCAGAAACTGCCGAGAGCTTTGCATGCCGAGTATGAGAAGTTCATACGAGAAGGCAGCCTGATTATTATGGAATCCACGGTTCTTGACCTTAATGAAGTGTATGAAGATCTTTACAAGTTCATTGACGAGAAAAAATATAACGTCTTATGTCTTGGGTATGATCCATACAATGCCCCGGTATTTATTAATCAGTGGGAAATCGACAATGGACCGTATGGAATTGTGAAAGTTCCGCAGGGTGTTAAGACGGAATCTGTTCCGCTTGGTGAATTAAAGATCCTGTCGGAGCGCAGCGAGCTTCTCTTTGACGAAGAGATCATGTCATTCTGCATGGGAAACTGTATTGCTCAGGAAGACTCCAACGGAAACAGAAAGCTCATGAAGCGAAGACGGGATCAGAAGATCGATAATGTTGCGGCACTGATGGATGCGTATATTGCATATAAACAAAATAAAGATATGTTCGAGTGATTAACTCAAAATACAACGAAAGGTGTGATACCGAATGAGTGATTATAACTATATCATCACCATTGATGAAAATGGTTCTCCGTGTCTGTCTCACGCTCTTTTTGGGGGCGGCGGTAACACTAAAGGCTCTCAGAGACAGAACCACAAATACTATGCCAGAGCGCAGGACAAAGGGCGTTGGAGATATTTTTACAGCCCTGAAGAATTTCGTGTGTGGTCTTCCGGCGGAATTAAGAAGGTTAAAAACGCCGTAACCGATGCCGTTAATAAATCCGGTATCAAGCAGCGCAAGGCCCTCAGTGATGCCAATAAGCAAACCGGTCTTCTGTCTGGATTGAAGCGCCGTCAGGCTCAGAATGCTTATAACAAGACTGCAATGGGAAGAGCCGAGAAAGCGGTTCGGGATGCTGCCGATGATATTGGAAGAAGTGCTTCTGAAGCGACAAAAACCGCCAGAAAGAAAATCAAGAATCTTACAGACGCTGTCCAGGAGCATGGTAATAAGGCTCTTAGTGAACTTAGAGAAGCTGCTGGTAATGTCAGGGATAAGGCCGAAGGTGCTGCTCGTGATGCTGGTGCTCGAGCCAGAAAAGCAGTTGAAGATAAATCTGGCGTAACTGATCAGAAGAATCGTGAAGAAGCTCGCCGCAGAGCACTGATGGGCCTTGATGACTCAGTCGGCGATTATGCGGATTCTGATAATCGTTATCAGAAGAGTGCCAAGGGCAGAGCTGATAAGGCTGTTGCCGGAGCTAAGAATGCCGCTGGCAGAGCCCGCGATGCCGCTGAAGAAGCAGGAGATCGCGTAAGAGACACGGCAGGTAGAGCTAGGGATGCTGCAGAAAATCTCAGAGGTCGTGCTTCCGAGGCAGCTGGAAATGCTCGCGAAAGAGCGAGTGCAGCGGCCGATTCCGTTGCCGATAAAGCCTCTGATATTCGTGATCGTATTCGTGGTCTTGCTGATTCAGCCGGTTCTGCTGCTCGAAACGCAGCCGGGCGTGCTCGTGATGCAGCAAGTGAAGCAGCTTCCAGAGCACAGAATGCTGTAGGAGAAGCAACGGGTACGAACGCCAAGAAAGAAATGGACGCTCAGGGACGTAAAGCTATGATGGGTCTGGATGACGCTATCGGCAGCTTTGTTGACGCGCAGACTCGTTATGATAATTCTGTAGCCGGTAGGACTGCAAGTGCTAAGAGTAATGCAGAAGCGTCTCTTAAGTCTGCACAGTCTGCAGCAAAGAAAGCGCTTGCAAAGGCCATGGATTATCTGCCGGAAGAGCAGATCGAAGAGATCAAAGAACTGATCCGCGGCAAATAATCATAAGGAGGTTTTTATGAATCCTCATGATTACGAAGCCGATAAGATTGCAGATGAGCTTAAACAAAAATGATATTTGGAGGTAGATTCCAATGCCAACGCTGATTGAACGCGTTCAGAAGGCCTGGAACGCCTTCAGAAACAAAGACCCCACCCCGGATCGATTTGGCTATGGTTATAGTTCATACTATCGTCCGGACCGCAGGAGACCTCAGCCTGGAACCGAACGTACGATCATAGCGCCACTTCTCAACCGCATTGCCGTTGAAGCTGCCAAGGTTGATATTCGTCATGTCCGACTTGATGACCAGGAACGTTACAGGGAAGACATCCATGATGAACTGAATGATATTCTGACCCTGCAGGCCAATCTCGATCAGACCGCAAGAGAATTTCGGCAAGATGTTTATGCGTCTATGCTTGATGAAGGTTATGTTGCCGTATGTCCAATCGTGGCAGATGTGAACTACTCCACGCTGAGCGTAAACAAGATAAAGTCTGCTCGTGTCGGAAAGATTAAGCAGTGGTATCCAAAAGAAGTAGATGTCGAACTCTACAATGAAGATACCGGACAGAAAGAGACCGTTCGATTTCCGAAGCAGCTATGTGTTATTCTGCAGAATCCGTTTTATGATGTGATGAATGCCCCAAATTCAGTCATGGCCAGGCTTCGCAGAAAGCTAGCTCAGATCGATAAGGCCGATGATCATGCTTCGTCCGGAAGAATGGACATGATTATTCAGCTTCCATATTCGACAAGGCATGAAACACAGATGGAGCGAGCGGAAAAGCGTCGTAAGGACATCGAAATGCAGCTTACCGACAGCAGGTATGGCATTGCTTATATCGACGCCGCCGAAAAGGTAATTCCACTATCGAGACCGCTTGACAACAATCTTCAGGCTCAGGCCGAATCTTTACAAAAGCAGCTGTATGATCAGATCGGCGTTTCTCCGGAAATCCTGAATGGAAATGCAAACGAAACTACCGAAATGAACTTCAGCAATAATATTATAGAGCCGCTTATCTCAGCATTCGCTGATGAGCTGAAGCGGAAATGGTTAACACCGACTGCCCGAACAAAAGGGGAGTCGATTTTGTTTTTTAAGGATCCGTTCCGTCTGGTTCCAGTTTCCAATATCGCTGATATCGGAGATCGACTCATTCGCAATGAGATTCTTACGGCAAATGAAATGCGAGGAATTCTCGGCTTTAAGCCCTCTCAACAGGAGAGTGCCGATCAGCTGCGAAATCCGAACATGCCAATTGATATGACGGGCGCTTATGCGGAAGGCGGCGCGGTACCGGAAGGGACCGTTGAGTTTTCCGGAGGACAAGAAGAGTACCCGACAGATGAGGAGCTTCCTGCAGAGGACGAGTATGTGGAAGATGAATACGACGACACAGAATGAAATCAAAATGGAAGTTAATCATATGACTAGACAGGAGGTCACATAAATCATGGCAAAACATACCGGCTATGACTTCTGCGGCTGGGCTACTCGGAATGATCTCCGGTGCAGTGACGGCCGCACAATCCGCCGCGATGCGTTTGCCCACCAGGACGGAGCGAAAGTTCCGCTTGTATGGGGACATAATCACGACAGCCCTGAGGCAGTTCTCGGACATGGATATTTGGAGAACCGGCCTGAGGGCGTTTTCTTTTATGGCTATTTCAACGACAGCGATCTCGCACAGGCTGCGAAACGCGATGTTGAGCACGGCGACATCACCTCCCTTTCTATTTGGGCCAATCAGCTCAAGCAGAAAGCGGGAGATGTTCTTCATGGTTCTATCAAAGAAGTAAGTCTTGTTCTTGCTGGAGCCAATATGGGTGCTCAGATCACTTCTCCGATCGTTGCACATGGAGACGGCTACGAGACGCTGGAAGATGAAGCCTTTATCTACTTCGGAGAAGAATTCGGCCTTGAGCTGAGTCACTCTGACGATCGTGACGATTTTTGGGATGACGTCGATTTTGAGCATCTTTATGACGATGACGATGACGATGACGATGATGATGATGATCTGGCGCATTCCGATGAAGATTCAAATGAAGGCCTTGAACCTGAGGCCAATGACGATTCTGAGGAGGAATCTGTAATGGACGAAAATAAGACTGTCCAGGACGTGCTTGACACGATGGACGAAGACCAGCTGATGGTCACTTCCTATCTGGTCGCTCAGGCAGCGGCAGAAGGAATCAATGAAGACGAAGACAACGATGAAGTTGAACATTCTGAAGGAGGATATTCCATGAACTTTAATGCTTTTGAAGGCACTGCGCCTACCGCCGGCGCTTATCTTTCCCATAGTGATGAGGAAGCCATTATTTCTGTTGCGAAACAGTATGGCACCCTGAAGGAAGCTCTCAAGGCCTACGCCGATGAGAATAATCTCCAGCATGACGATCTGGCTCCTGTAAGCGGCTTTACCTCTTATCCGGTTGATCAGACTCCTGCCGGCGTGGACGCTCTGTTCCCCGACTGGCACGATGTTCGGCCTGGCGCCCCGGAAATTGTAACCAACGATCAGGAATGGGTTAAGGTCGTTCTGAACAAGGTCCACAGAAGCCCGTTCAGCCGTATTCGCACTTCTCAGGTTGACCTGCGCGAGATCGAGGGCCTCCGTGCGAAGGGTTATCAGAAGGGCAAGGAGAAGACCCTTGCCGACAACTACACCGTAGCAAAGCGTACCACCGAGCCTCAGACCATTTATGCCAAGAGCGCTCTGAACCGCGATGACGTTGTCGATATTACCGACTTCGACTATGTCGATTATCAGTACAAGATTGACCGCATGCAGCTTGAGAAGGAGCTTGCCCGCGCGATCCTGATCGGTGACGGCCGCGATGCCGCTTCCGATGATAAGATTAATGAAGAGCGCATCCGTCCTATCTGGACCGATAACCAGATCTTCACCATTAAGAAGACTATCTCTGTGGAAGCCGCTGCAAACGATCCCGGATTCGGCTCTAACTACCTGTATGCTCAGGCTGTTGAGGAAGCCATCCTCGATGCGAAGATTGACTATCGCGGTTCCGGCAACATGGACATGTTCTGCAGCCAGCGTTTCTTCAATAAGATCCAGCTTGCCAAGGACCTGAACGGCCGCCGCATTTATACCAATAAGGGTGAGCTCACCTCTGCACTCGACGTCAATGGCGTTTATAACGTTCCCGAGTTTGACGGCCTGACCCGGACCGAAGGCGGTAAGACCTATCGTCTGCTCGCTATCATTGGTAACCTCAACGACTATAACATCGGTGCTACCAAGGGCGGCGAGATTACTCACTTCACCGACTTCGACATCGACTTCAACCAGCTTAAGAGCCTGATCGAGACTCGTGTCTCCGGTGCGAATACCCGCCTCTACAGCTTCATCGTTCTGGAAGAGGAAGTTGCATAATTTAAATTCAAAATGGAAGTGATTGCGTGAAATTCTATGGATCAGTCGGGTTTGTTGAAGTTGGTGAAAAACGTGCCGGAGTAAAAACGCTTATCCCGACGGAACGAAAGTATTCTGGCGATGTTTTGAAACGTAGTATTCGTTATCAGAGTGCCGAAAGCGTCAACGACAATATTGGCGTTCAGCAGCAGATTTCAATTGTGGCCGATCCATATGCACGCAATCATGTCGGGTCCATGCGTTATGTGAAGTGGATGGGTACTGCATGGAAGATCACTGACGTCTCTGTGCAGTACCCTCGACTTATTCTGACACTGGGAGGCGTTTATAATGGAGCGACGGTCTGATCTTCTGCTGCAGGAGTTACGAGACCTGCTCGGCACGGATGAAGTGTATTTTCAGACCTCTTCAGATGCCGGAATTGACGATGGTGAGCCATACATTTTCACAGGAATAAATTATCCCTGCTTTATTGTAAAACGTACAAATGCATATCAGCCGAAGGCGAACGATAAGACCTATCTGTTTCGTCCGGCTTACGAAGTTACATACATTAACCGTGATGAACCGGATCCTGAGATGCTTTATGCAGTCGGGAAACGGTTTTCTCTTTGCAATTATCAGAGACATTTTATTTCTGATAATCTACATCACGATGTATGGACGATTTACTATTAATAGGAGGAACTATTATGGCAGTTCTTAAATGGGACCAGACGGGAGAAAAACTCTACGAAACTGGTACTAAAAAGGGTGTACTGTATCCTTATGATAACACCAAAACCGGCGAGAACCAGCACCCGTATTCGCCTGGCGTTGTCTGGAACGGCTTGACGTCAGTCTCCGAATCTCCAGATGGCGGTGACGCGAATGATATTTATGCCGACGATATCAAGTATCTGTCTCTTCGCGGTGTTGAAAACTTTGGTGGTACAATCGAGGCTTACATGTTCCCCGACGAATGGGCAGAAATTGACGGCAGTGCTTCCCTTATGAGTGGCGTTGTAATCGGTCAGCAGCCGAGAAAGACATTCGGTTTCAGTTATGTTAGCACAGTCGGTAATGATACGGATCTTGACTCTCATGGCTACAAGATCCATCTGATCTACGGTGCTTCCGCTTCTCCGTCTGAGAGAAGCTATGAGACGATCAATGATAGTCCGGAGCCTATTCAGTTCAGCTGGGAGTTTACTACGGTTCCGGTTGACGTCGCTGGCCATAAGCCGACGGCACTTCTTACGATCGACAGCACTAAGTTCCCGAAGGGAGAGAACGGTGCTCAGAATGCGAAACTTAAGGCGCTGGAAGATGCGCTGTACGGAACAGAAAATACAGAACCTTATCTTCCGCTTCCCGATGAAGTGATCACACTTCTGTCCTAAGGTTGTTTCGGGGCTGCCTGAAATACGGCAGCCTCTTTTATATTTGAAAGGAGATAAATGAGCAATGCTTAAGAAAATCATCACTTTTACCGACTATGACGGAAACGAGCAGTCTGTCGAAGCCTATTTTAATCTTACGAGGACTGAGTGCATCGATCTGAATCTCGAGTATGAGGCGGACGGTGGACTGATCGGAAAACTCAAACGAATGATTGACGAACAGAAGAAAGGCGAAGAGATTCCTCAAAAGCCTGCTGTCGATTTTGTCCGTCTGCTGATCGACCGGTCCTACGGTATCCGTCCCAAAGATGATCCGACCCTGTTCCTGAAAGAAGACGAGAATGGTATCCCAGTGATCCGGAAGTTCCGTCAGTCTCTGGCCTATCATACCTATGTCTACGACCTGCTCAGCGGAAAAGAATCTCTGGACGAATTTGCAACTAATGTCATGCCGAGAATCAGCGAAGCCGAGATGGCAGCCGCCGAAAAGCAGATGAAGGCGGAAGGACTTGAGAAACTGATTCCGGAAGGTCTGCATGAGGTCTGATGACGTGTGCCGATCACCGTTACAATACCTGATAGAGAATTCTTTGATCAGGCAAACAATCGATTTTTGACACTTAAAGGAAGAACTCTCACGTTTGAACATTCTCTGATCAGTATCACAAAATGGGAGTCCAAATGGCACAAACCGTATCTGTCAAAAACCAAAAAAACAAGAGAAGAAGCAATCGACTATCTCCGATGTATGTGTCTCGACAAGGTTAATGACCCAATGATATTTACAGCCATCGACGCAAAGAGCATGAAGGAGATTTCTGAATATATCGAAAACCCAATGACGGCGACGACGTTTCGTGAGGATAAAAATCGTCCGAATCATGAGATTATTACAAACGAGATCGTTTATTACTGGATGACCGAGCTGAACATCCCGTTTGAGCCGTGTCAGAAATGGCATTTTAACAGGCTTATGACGCTGATTCGAGTTGCATCAATTAAGAAACAGCCGCCGAAGAAAATGGGTAAAAAAGAATGGGCAGCTCAGCGAGCTGCTTTGAATGCGCAGCGCAGAGCCAAGTATAATTCTAAAGGATAAAAAGGAGGAGCGTCTATGATCCAATGCACCGTGAAAGGCGACTTCAAGAAAACGAATAGTTTTTTGAGGAAGATTCTGAAGTTGGATTTCAATACGCTCCTTAAAAAATATGCGGAGGAAGGCGTGGAAGCACTTATCTCTGCTACTCCGATTCGAACCGGTCTTACGGCAGCGTCTTGGAATTATGAAATCGTCAAAGATCGTCACAGCGTCTCTATTTTTTGGACCAATTCGAATATGGAAAATGGCGTTCCGATTGCTGTGATACTGGACTACGGTCATGGAACCGGCATTGGAACTTATGTGCAGGGACGCCATTATATTTCTCCGGCAATCCGCCCGGTATTCGATAGAATAGCAGATGCCGCATGGAAGGAGGTCATCAGAAATGCCAGGTAATGTCGACGAACGCGTCGTAGAGATGCGAATAGACAATAAGCAATTCGAATCAGGCGCAAAGAAGACACTCAGTACTCTGGAAAAGCTGGAACGGGCCCTGCATCTGAAAGGCGACTCTACCGCAATTGATGACATGGCGAAGTCCGTATCCAATTTTGATGCCTCTCCAATGACAAAGTCCATTGATAAGGTCGGAGATCATTTGAGCGCTCTTGAAATTGCAGGGCGTAGAGTGATCGAAAATCTGACTGACGGTGTTTATAATTTTGCAGCCAAAACTGTAAAAGATCTTGTTATTGAGCAGCCAAGGGAAGGCTGGAATAAATACGAGACGAAAGCTGAGGCAGTTCAATCGATTATGGCGGCTACCCGTGACATGGTCACAGGCATCAATGAGATTGATGAAAACGGTATTGCTGTCAGTTTCGCTACGCAAGAAGATCAGATGGCAAAAGTTAATGAACTTCTTGAGCAAATGAACTGGTTTACAGACGAAACTTCCTATAACTTTAACGACATGGCTGCGAACGTCGGTAAGTTTCTTGCCGCCGGAACTGGTCTGGAAGATACTTTTACCGCCATCATGGGCATTGCTTCATGGGGTGGTTCGGCCGGTGCTAAGCCGCAGGAAGTTTCCCGCGCCATGTATAACATTTCCCAGGCGATGAGTTCCGGTGCGATGAAAGCAATCGACTGGAAGTCTATTGAAAATGCCGGTATGGCAACTCTTGAGTTTAAGCAGAATGCCATTGATGCTGCTGAAGCAATGGGGCGGCTTCGAAAAGTTGGTAATAATGCAGGCCATATTGAAGAAGAAGCCGACGCCATTGTAAAATATGCAGCAGCTGTTGATAAAGCAGACGAAGACCTTAAAGATAAAGAAGTCTTCGATGCCATGAGCTTTCGTGAAGGCCTGAATTCCGGTTGGTTCGATACGGAAGTTATGATGGAGGTCTTTAAGCGTTACGGCGAATTCCAAGATAAATTATATGATGCAACGGAAGCTACCGGTCTTGAGGCAACTGATGTTCTTCAACTTGTTGACAAAATTCGAGATGGCAATAAAGAAATAAACTGGGAGAAGTACGCGCATGACGCGTCCATGGCAGTAGACGAATTTAAAGAAGTTATTCAAACCGTATCTGATGTGACTTGGGAATTTTCTGAAAACGGTTTTCGTATGGGTCAGGAGGCAAAAACCTGGACCGATATGATTGAAGCTACAAAGGATGCTGTCAGTTCGGAATGGATGAAAACATTCCAGTATATTTTTGGTGACTATCTTGAAGCTAAAGAATTTTGGACTGAAATGACCGGAGAATTCTGGGAGATTTTTGCTGCCGGCGGAGCTCTCAGAAATGAAATATTGGATTCTTGGTACAGTAGTGGCGGTCGAACAGCACTTTTTGGATTAGATGAAGAAAATCTTGGTGCATTCTGGAACATTATAAACACGATCAAGACGGTCGTGGGCCCTGTACATGACGCTATGCTGGAAGCTTTTGGTCTTGATACTACAGAAGGTATTGCGGCGTTTGGCGAGCGTCTAGCTGAGCTTACAAAACGTTTTCAGGAATTAACCAAAAATTTTGGTCTTAGCGAGCAGGCGCAGAAAGGTCTTAAAAATATTTTCTCTGCGATATTTTCCGGAACAAAAACAGTCATGAAAGCATTTGGTGGAGTCTTTGGAGTTTTCGGAAAGTTTGCATTCTTTATTGGAGAAGTTCTTGATGCAGTTCTCAGCCTGGCTTCCGGTGAAGTGACACTTGAGGAGATTCAGAAGCGGATTACGGACGCATTCTGGGACTTTATCGAGCCATTTTCTATTATTATTGATAAGATTAAGAATTTTGATATTCGGTCTATTTCGGACTCTCTGGCTAAAGTTGTGCATTACTTCGAGAAGTTCAAACAAGGCTGGTCTGATGATTTCCTTGAAAAAATGTACAACAGCATGAACGGTTTTGAGAAGCTGCTAGTGAATGCTGGACGGAAGTTTCCGTTTCTGATGAGCGTCTTCTCAACGGTTAAATCGACGATTGATAAACTGATTACCGGAATGCCGAGCTTTGATGGCGCATTGGGTTCGGTCGTGAACTGGATTCAGCAATTGAAGAATGCGTTTAAGGGCGTAAACTTTGATCTTAGCGGAATTAAGGGAATTTTTGGCAGAGCCGGGAACGTAGCAGATGTTCTGCTTACAGCTTTGTTCGGAGATATTGACGTCTTTCGTGAAAAAGTTAAGACCATGGTAACAACCGCGCTGAACGGGGTTTTGGACGCGATTAAAGCTATAAAGATTTCTGATATTCTGACCGCCATTCGAATCGGTATTACTGCTGGGTTTCTTGGTGGATTTCTTGACATCGTGCGATCCTTCCACATGGTCGCGAACGAGGTAAAGTCGATTCCAGAAGCAATCAGCGACACGCTTGGTTCTCTGCAGAAAAGTTTTGAAGCGACTTCCTATATCAAAATGGCAGTTGCAATCGGAATTCTTGCGGCGTCGATTTATGCGCTTTCCAAGGTTCCGGCCGATGACTTTATGCGAATTGTTCTCGGTCTTGGAATTCTGGCACTGGTGCTGCAGAAGGTTGGCAAAGGAATCAACATCTTTAGCGGCAGTAACAACACCGGAGATACCATTACAAAGGGCCTGAAAGCAAACATCAAGCTGATCCCAGACCTTGCGGCGACAATTCTTGCACTGGCTTTTGCAATGGGCGTTATGGCGGCGGCAGTCGTGTCGTTTAAGAAAAACGGAATTGGAACAGGTAAAAATGGCTGGGCTGATCTGTTGATGCCGATTGGAACTATGCTTATTACGCTTGCATCGATTCTTGGCTTTTTATATTTACTTAAGAAATATAATCTAAAAGATGTCGGAAAGTCTTTCGGTCTGCTCGTCACGCTATTCGCTGTTATCGGACGCGTTACGTCGCTGATCAAGGCAACGAAGAACGTTCCCTGGCAAAATATTCTTGCAGCCATGTTCGGTATGGGCGCGGTTATAGCGGCAATGGCCTTGACGCTGCGTTTTGCCTCAGGCTTTAAAAAGTTTAAAGGTAATTCAATTTTGCATATGGCTGCCGTATTCGTGGCGTTTGGTTTTGCAATTCAGCAGATTTCATTGGCAATGATTCCGCTAGCTGTCATGTCCTGGGATAAAATGGCGCAGGCACTGCTTGGAGTCGGTACTATGATGCTGATGCTCGGGGGCTTAATCGGCTGGATGAGCAGGCTGAAGGGCGCCAACGTCGGAGGTCTTATCAAGACAGCAGGGGCAATGGCCATTATGGCGGTGTCCATAAAACTTCTGATCGGACCGCTTGTTGCCATGGCAGCGCTTCCATTTGGTGCTATGCTGAAAGGTATTGCAGTAATCGGATTGCTGATGCTGATGCTCGGTGGTCTTACTGCGTGGATGAGCCGACTGGACGGTTCGAAAGCCGGCGGTTTGATTAAAATCGTCGGAGCGGTGGCTTTGCTGTCGGTTGCTTTGGCTGTGCTGTTGCCGTCGGTTGTTGCGTTTACCGGATTTATGGTGATGCTGGCAGGCGTGCTAAAAGGCAAAATGATCGCAAGACTGCTGGCATTGTCCGCGGTCATGGTAATTCTTGGAGCTGGGCTTCTGGTAGCCGGAGCAGGCATTGCTCTATTCGGTGCCGGTATGCTCGGTGTCGCAGCGAGCGCACTGATGTTTTCACTCGCGCTGCTTGCCGTTGCATCTGGACTCGATAAGATCAGTACAGCATTTCCGCAGTTCATTCAGGGACTGGTTGATGCTGGCAAACTTATGACAAAAGAAAACGCTGCCGATATCGGTAAAGGTGCTTTGGCATTTCTGGGTCTTGCTGCCGCAGTGTTTCTGCTGGCAAAAGCTTTCGGTGCACTGTTCGGAAGCGGAGACATTCTTGCGAAACTTGGCGGCTTTGGAAAAAATCTGGCCGTGGGAATCGGAAATATTATTCGAAATGTTGGCAGTACCATTACGAGTCATATTCCGGAACTGTTGAAAATTCTAGGAGCAGTCGCAGTTGCCGCCGGGCTTTATATGATCGGGATTATTCCGAAGCTTACAAGCTGGGCAGTGCAGGCGCTTGTTACTCTGTTCGAATCTATTCATCAGAGTTTCAGGGCAAATAAAGGCGCCATCGAGCATTCGATATTTGGTATGGTGGAAGTTCTGCTTGAAGTAATAACTGATGCTGCTAGCTGGCTTGGAATGCTAATACGTGCTTTGATCGGAGGTCTTATATCTACTATCCTGAATTATGTTGCCGACACGATTGAAGAACGATTTTCTATTGGCGGTGGCAAAATTGCGGAAAGTATTCGTGGTCTTACTGACAAGATTCCATCAGCAGATGAACTGATGAGTGAATGGAGTGCCGGACGTGATACTACGTCGAATTGGCTTCAGCAATTTGTCCCTCCGGCACAGGAGCTTCGTGATGCGTCAGCTGACGTAACAAGAAGTATCGGAAATGGTGTTCTTGATGGTCAAAGCAGTGTTACCGATGCATTCGGGACCGTTAAAACCACAATCGATGAAGCAATGTCTGGCATCGGAGAAAATGCACAGCTGGAAGGCGGAAATGTCATTAGCATGTTCTCCAGTGGAATGGGAGAAAACATGGGTATGTTGGACGACGCATTTAGCGGAGTTAGTGAACGAACCCTTGGCGCTTTTGACGGGCTTTCAGATGACATGAAGACGACTGGAAGCAACGTGATGGCCGGTCTCAACAACGGTATCGTGGATTTCTGGAACAGCGGAAAAATTCAGGGGAATCTGAGCACTATTACCAGCAGTATTAACAGACGGACCAGACTCGGCCTTGGGGAGCACTCACCATCAAAACTGGCCGCAGAAGCAGGTGCATTTTATATTATCGGTCTTGCCAACGGTATTGCAGACAATGCAAAGCTTCCGTTAGACGCCATCGATAATACAACTGATCCGATGGTCGATGCTCTGAAACGGGCCATGACACAGGTCGCGACTATGACGGATGACGATTTCGGGTTCTCACCCGTGATTACTCCGGTTGTAGACATGTCCAATGTTAATTTGGCAGCAGGCTCTATGAATGGACTGTTCGGAGGCATTAATCGTGTCGCAGCAGTTCAGGCAGAAAGATATTCTTCTTATGCGCCGACAGTGACCAGAGACAACAGTGTTGTGAACGAAATTCAGTCGTTGTCGTCGCAAATGAACATACTCGGTGAAGCGATCAGCAATATGCAGATCGTTCTTGATACCGGTGTTCTGGTTGGTGCAACATCTGCCAAGATGGATGCCCGACTTGGCGTACTGGCAGCAAGAAAGGGAAGGGGGAACTAAGTTGTGAGCTCGGAACAGGCGAGAAAGTATCATTCTATTACGATCGGTGAGAAAAATACCTGGGATGACTGGCACTTGGTTCCAACGTCCAGGCCTCTGGTGGTCCCTCCAAATGTAAATACAAGTTATGTTACAGTTCCTGGAGCTAGTGGTTCTCTGGACTTAACTGAAGCTCTCACGGGTCATCCGACTTATTCCAATCGGAGTGGCTCGTGGGAGTTTTTGGTTATGAACGGTTATGGAAGCTGGGAAGCTCGTTATAGTGAGATTATGGGTTATCTGCATGGTAAGAAATTCAGAGCGATTCTGGATGATGACCCAAACTATTATTACGAAGGTCGTTTTTCCGTTGCATCCTGGACTTCTCCGAAAGATTGGTCGAGGATCAGTATCAACTATAACGTCGGACCTTATAAGATTGATCTGGCTGGAACGGATGAGGACTGGCTTTGGGATCCGTTTAACTTTGAGTCCGGCATGATACGAAATTATGGAAATATTGCAGTATCCGGGTCTACGAGCTTTACGGTTAATAATGACGCCATGCCAGTTCGTCCGGTAATCAACGCTTCGGCAGCGATGACCGTTACATTCAAAGGGAAGACATATTCGCTTACCGTCGGAGACAATACAATCAGAGAGATTCAGTTCTACGAAGGTGAAAACACCTTAATCTTCAACGGAAACGGTACGGTTTCTATTAAAATGCATGGAGGTCGTTTCTGATGTTTCAAATTTATGCCGGAAACTCACTGGTCTATGAGCCAGGTGATATGGATCTGGCGCTGTTGACTCCGAAACTGACCCTTGAGATGGGGAAGGCGGGGTCGCTGGAATTCACGGTTCCCGCCGGACACCCCAATATTGATATTTTAAAGCAGCTTACCAGCCCGGTAGCGGTTGACCTGGATGGAGAACGCATATTCCGAGGTCGGGTACTTTCCGGAACACGCACATTTTACAATCAGCGGGAAGTCTACTGTGAAGGAGTGCTGTCGTATTTGGTCGACTCGGTCCAGAAGGCCGAAAAGTTCGACGGGAAGACACACGCACTGTTTCGAAAGATTATCGCGAATCACAACGCCCGCATGCCCGCCGAAAAACAATTCACGGTCGGCAATATTACCGTCGCCGATCAGGATATTCACTTGCTCGGGCAGTCCGATGATATTTCAAGATATGACTACAGCCAGATTGCCATTAATTCCATCGTCGATAACTGGAATACCACGTATGATTATATCGAAACATGCCTGATCAGTTACTGCGGCGGATATTTAATGGTACGGCAGGAAAATGGAACGAACTATATCGACTGGGTCAATGACTACACCAATACGGCGACACAGGAGATCGTTTTTGGCGAAAACCTGCTTGATCTGACCGATGAATCCACCGCTGAAGATATTTTCACAGTCCTGATTCCGCTTGGTGACAACAACCTCACAATCAAAACCGTTAATCATAATTCTGATGAAATTGTCGACGCAGCAAAGGTTGCAAAATATGGGCGTATCATCCGAACAAATGTGTTCAGTAACGTGACGAACGCGCAGACGCTACTCGAAAATGGAAGACGGTATCTTGCAAACAATGGCGATGTTCCGTCCACGCTGACACTTACAGCTATTGATCTGCACAATGTCTATCCAGACATTAATGCCATTCATCTTGGCGATCGCGTTTATATTCGGTCTGATCCGCATGAAATGTCACAATATCTCACCTGCACGAAGATTGAGTACGATCTGGAGAAACCGGAAAATACGGTCTACACCTTCGGCCGTGAAAAGCAGACACTGACGAGACGTTATCGTGAAGATAAGCGAAAAGATAGTGACACCTATGGAAATGGCGCAAGCGGCGGAAGTGGAATCGGAGCATCAGCAGCAGGCGAAGCAGGTGGATGGCACTGGCTCGACGAGAACATTGCAGGGGAAACGGACCTCAAGATTGAAGAGTCAGAGGTGGAACAGGATGAAAAGGTCGATCAGAAGCTTCAGGATTTTTACGATGCCTGGATTAATATTAACCCGGAAGAGGGAAAGATTGATCTGGCCGCTTTATACAAGAAAGTACTGAACGATGAATATGTACTTCAGCAGAATGCCGGACTTAATGTAAATGCTCCAGCAGGAACCGTAAGTATTTTCTCTACAGCAACGGATCTTCGAACAAATGAGGAAAAAACTGCTCAGATTATTGCCTGGGCTGGTGAAGACGGTCAGGGCGGTATCGGGACGAGAATTGCTTTGCAGGCAGATCTCGTTTCGGTCAGTAATCGATTGCAGGCAGTTGAAGGTGTTTTTGATAGTGTTACGGGTAATGTTGCTAAGTTTAAGACTAATATTTCTACTAGCTCATATTTTGGAAACCATTATTTTATCAACAGCACACAAGGAGATTCCATAGATTTAGTACGTCATTATCATACGGTTTATGTTGATAGTAATAATAAACTATATTTGGGTCCGCCAGTAGGTGACCAAAACCATACTGACATAGGAATTTCCTTAAAACCGGTGTTTGGAGCGTGATTGAATGATTACTTTTTCGGCTGGTGCTGGTGTACCATATTTATGGTGGGATTCTACTGCTGGCAGCGGAGAAGGAAGACACGGATCCGTTAATGCGAGTAAGGTTAATATATATTTTGAAACCAGCGATTTTGCAAGTGGCTATTCCTGGCCGCTGGTCTACACTTATGAAGATCTTGGCGGAACTGTACATACAATGTACAGCTATGGAGGTTCTCCGGCATTAGTTTTACCTGCGAATAGTGATGGTATCATCGCTGGTACAAAAAGCGCTGTAACCTATACATTATCTTATAACGGAAATGGCGCGACTGGAGGTTCAACAGCTTCTCAGACTGGAGGAACAACTTATACAGTTCGTAGCTGCGGCTTTACTAAAACTGGACATACCTTTCAGTATTGGACTAGTGGTTCTTATAAGTATTATCCTGGAGACAGTATTACATTAACTGGCAATAAAACACTTTATGCTTACTGGAAAGCCAATACGTATACTGTAGCATATAATGCCAATGGCGGTAGTGGTGCTCCGAGCAGTCAAACAAAATATTATGGTACTACTCTTACCTTAAGCAGTACGAAACCAACGTGGAGTGAGCATACGTTTCTTGGGTGGTCCACCAGTTCCGATAGAAATGCGGAGGTTCAATATCAGGCCGGTGGAAGTTATACCGCCAATGCGGGAGCAACTCTGTATGCAGTATGGATGGTCAGCGCAGCATTTTACAGTAAAGGCTCGTTATATTCTCAATCTTATGCGCGTATCGGCGGAAGCATTACATCTCCGACTTTGTCAAATACTGAAGCTGAGACTTTTGAAGGGTGGCTTGGCGATGATGGTGAGACCTATCGTGCAGGAAGCAAAATCACTCTTATGCAGAACCATACTTTCACGGCAATCTGGAAAGCTATAACCTATACTGTGAGTTACAATACCAATGGCGGTACCGGCGGTCCAGCAAATGGTGTTAAAGTTCACGGAACTGCATATACAATTCCATCTTCCAAACCAAAAAAGACCGGATATATTTTTATATATTGGGTTGATAATCTGGAGTCCGGTAAACACTGGTCTCCCGGCGACAATTATACGACGAACTCGAATGTTACATTTACTGCTATTTGGAGACGAAAAACATATTTTTATTGGCATGGAAGCGATGCAAGCGATTCGACATATTTCGCAGTTGGAAAACGAATCGATCTTGCCGTTACGGCGGAAGCCTGGAATCGGTTATGTGATTTTGTGAATGAAGTGCGCGGTTATGCCGGTTTATCCGCAGTCGCTTTTTCAACGGTTTCTGCCGGCGATGAGATTTCTGCCGTTAAACATACTATTGTAAGTAATGCGATCAAACAAATTGTAAATGCCGGATATGGTACTGTTGTTCCTGCGACTGTATCGACTGGCGATGAGATTGTGACATCACTTTATAATGGCAATGGCAGTCTTAAAGACGCGATCAACAAAGCGGTCGACGAACTTTAGACATATGAAAAGGAGAACCGATGGTATCTTTTGATCTTTCAAAAACAATGAGTTCTGTTGCTCAGATTCGGAATGCAGTGGATCATATCACCGTTTCCGGTCATGAGAACTGTGAACTTGTTAGTTTTATTCATAACAGCTGCAATGAACTTTTAAAGCAGCTTGGCACGACTATGGAAGACCTGTATAAACAAAAAGAAGAATCCGCACGGAAGGAGGACAATCCCAATGACGCCAACCAAAACTTTAGCTGAAACCGTTGATCTGATGCTGAGCAATGATCCAGACGAACGGTTCAAAGCCGAATATTTTCAGCTCGAAAATCGTTTTATTGCCCTGAATGAAATGCTCGTTGAATGGGACCTCGGTCGTCTTGATCCGGTTCCGAAAGGTGATCGTTTCACTTATGGGAACATGCTCGGGCATATGCGAGAGTATCTTCAGCTTATGGTGAGAATCGCAAAAGCACGCGGCATCGATCTTTCCGGAAATGACGTAACGGAGGATCCGAGCAATGACAATACAGCAGATTCTGAATAATATCAGAGATGCCGTCTATGGCCGGGACATGCGCCAGGCCATTCACGACGGTGTTGAAAAATGTTATGATGAGAGACTTCCGGGCGGCTATAACCCGGTCTCCGATATTAATACATACTATAGCGGGATTGCTTTGTTTTCAGCTTCAACAACGCATCACCCGCCGTTCAATGCTCCATTTATGCTAATCGCTGCTGGAAATGCCACGAGCTGCATACAGATCGCATACGATTATGACAATGCAGAAAGTCCAATGCGGCGGTCGAAAACAAACGGTACATGGAGCGAATGGACAACATAATATCCTTGCGGGGGTGAGGGCAGACGATGACAATCAAGCAGGCTCTTGAAGCAATTCAAAATGAAAGTTACGGCGAACCTGTCAGGCAGGCCATTATCGAAGGAATTCAGCTCTGCTACAGCGAAAAAGCGACGGGCGGATATTGTCCGGTCGATGATCTCAATACTTATTATAGTGGCGTGGCCTTCTGTGCATCCAGTATTGCGCACAGTCCGTTTCAGTCATCGTTTGTTATTATGTCAGCTGGAAACAGTAGTAATTGCTTCCAGGCGGCAATAAACATAACGAATCTAAATGACGGCTATGTCAGAAAAAGACAGAACAATGCCTGGAGCAATTGGGAGAAGCTTGGTATTTCCAGAAGAATCCGTTACTGGAATTACGACGGAACAGAACTTCTGTATACGGAACGAGTCACCATCGGCGGAAACGGCAGTTGGAATGGGACTGCGACGAAAGAGTCGACTACACAGTATGAGTATACCTTTGTCGGTTGGAATACTAGTAAGAATGCTACGACTGGCGATAGTAACGCAACGAAGAACATTACGGCGAACCGGGATGTTTACGCGGCATTTACCCAGTCTGTTAGATCCTACAATGTTTACTTCTACAACGGTGCAACGCTTCTTAAGACTGCTTCGGTTCTGTATGGAGGTAATGCTTCCGACAGTGGTATTTCAACTCCGACCAAAGCTTCCACAGCCCAGTACGACTACAGCTTTGTCGGCTGGAACAGTCAGGACGAGCAGGAAATTGCAGAAGCAAACGTATTGAATAATATTGTCTCCGATAAAAGTGTATACGCAGCATTTAGTAAGCAGATAAGATCTTACACGGTAAGCTTTTATATTTACAGCGGCTCACAGCTTCTTGGAACAGATACTGTACCATATGGCAGTAATGCTTCCGATAGCGGGATCGTTGTTCCTGCAAAGACTTCTACAGCACAGTATCGCTACGTTTTCGATGGTTGGAACAGTAATAGTGGACAGACCGCTGCTGAAGAAGGTGTACTGAATAACATTACAGGCAATAAGTCTGTATACGCGGCATATAAGCCAGTTATCAGAACATATACAGTTCGCTTCATGAACGGGACGACGGTTCTGCAGACGGTGAATGATGTTCCTTATGGTGGAGATGCAACGTATACTGGCAGCACACCGCAGCATCCAACAGCTCCCGATGATTACACCTTTATCGGATTCGATCCGGACGGAACAAACATTAAAGGAGCAACTGATTGCAACGCCGTTTATATTCTCAACCCGAAAGAACTTCGCTATTGGAATTACGACGGAACTGAACTATTACATACAGAACTTGTTGAAGTCGGAGCTGATGGAAGCTGGAATGGTACTTCGAGCAAACCATCGACGACAGAACATTCTTATATTTTCCTAGGGTGGAATACCAGCAAAAATGCTTCTACTGCCGATGCAAATGCGACGAAAAATCTGACGGCCGATCGCGATGTTTATGCAGCATTCCAAGAAACGGTCCGGTCTTACAGTGTTCATTTCTACAACGGAACAACGCTTCTGTATACAGATCTGGTGCAGTATGAGGATTCTGCATCATATACCGGCTCAACACCTACAAAAGCCTCCAGCGAGCAGTACGACTATCATTTCGTAGGCTGGAACAGTCAGGACGGGCAGTCTACGGCTGAAACCGGAGTCCTGGATAATATTGTGGACGATAAGGATGTCTACGCGGCATTCAGCGGCACGCTTCGCCAGTATACCGTAACATTTATGAATGGTGCGACAACGCTTGGAACTGTTACGGTAGATTACGGTACCGATGCGACTTATAGCGGAAATACCCCGACGAAAGATCAGACTCCTCAATATACTTACACATTTGTTGGCTGGAACAGTCAGGATGAACAGTCTGCTGCGGAAACTGGAGTGCTAAACAACATTACGGCTGATAAAACTATTTATGCTGCGTTTAGAGAAGATACCAGGTATTATACGGTACGGTTTATGAATGGAGAAACTGTTCTGCAAACGTCTCAGGTTACATATGGATCTGATGCTACTTATACTGGAGAAACTCCAGTGCATCCGACGTCTCCTGAAGATTGGGTATTCGCGAGATTTGAACCGGATGGGACTAATATAACAGAAGATACAGACTGTCTTGTGGTGTGGAGAGAATTTTCAGATGACACACGGAAATTAGTGCTTCGTTCAATTAGCGGAAGTTATACAAACAGCAATGCAACAAGTGTTGGAGGGTATGCTTTTGCATATTGTACTAGTTTAACAACGATTATTTTACCAGAGGTAAGTCAAGTTGGAGCCTGGGCATTTAAAAACTGTACATCGCTTCTGTTCATTTCATTACCAAAAACAGAGTATATAGGTGGAGCTGCGTTTTATTTTTGTTCGTCATTGCGGTCAATGGTAATAGGTACCGATATATCAAAGGTGTGTTCGATACCGTCTAATGCATTTAGTGTTTGGAATTGTACATTCTATGTTCCTGATTCAAAGCTTACTGAGTACAAACAAGCTTCGGTATGGAGCAATCACGCTGATTATATTAAACCAGTAAGCCAGCTACCAACGGCATAAGGAAGTGATATACATGAACACGATCGACAAGTATGGCGACAAATCGACAGCGAAAATGTTTTTGGAAAGAACACTAGATGAATTTATCGACGATCAAATTATAAATATAGGAGCAGAGGCATTTCATGGTTGCAGTAGTTTATCAACCGTTTCATGCTCTGCTGTAACATTCATAGGTAGTAGTGCTTTTATGTCGTGCTCGATGCTGCAAACCGTAGACTTTCCGCAATTACAATCCATCGAAAGTGGTGCATTTCAGAATTGTCAAGCTTTAACACAAGTAACATTTCAGAATGTGTCTAGCTTACCGAGAGATTGCTTTATTATGTGCTCAAATATAAGTAGTGTTATTTTACCGAATACAATTGCTCTTGGATATGGAGCTTTAAGAGGATGCAAAAGCTTAACGTATATCGACGCTCCGTTATTGACTAGGATTGAAGATATAGCATTCATGGACTGTGCTCAGCTTTCAACTGTCGATTTTTCAAATGTTACATATCTTGGCAACGGTGCATTTTCATTATGCTCGGCTTTAGCGAATGTAAGTCTACCAAAGGAGCTACTATTAGCATGTATGCTTTCTATAGTTGCATTTCATTAGAGCGTGCTTTTTTACCTAATGCAAAGACTATTGGTGCCAATGCATTTTATAATTGCAGAAATCTTACAACCCTTATTATAGGGTTAGATAATTCATCAGTATGTCAATTATATAATTCGACTGTTTTTATTGCGACTCCATCGAATTTATCAATCTATGTACCATCGTCGCTATATAGTTCTTATATTGTGGCTTCATTTTGGAGCTTGATTTCATCAAGAATTTTTTCATATACCGGTTAAATAACCTCGGGCGATAGTGTTCGCGACATGAAAGCGGGTCGGCCTTAGCCCGTTTCGCCCGAGATATTTAAGGCTTTATTACGAAAGGCGGTAATAAAATTAAAATGAGTAGAAAACTCGATATTCTGATCCCGCATTACCATGAAACGGCTGAAGAAATCGCCACTCTTCTCGACAGCATTGCCCTTCAGCAGCAAGTCGACCTCAAAAATGACGTTGGTATCATCATCTGCCATGATGGAAAAACACCGGAACACGGAAAAGAACTGAAAGCGGATGAAAGTCCTGAATTTGAGTTCTATGATGATGCAGCAATCGGTGGGGACTATTCTATATTCCGTCAGTATCCATTCGAGATTAAACAGATCCGTCAGGAACACAAGGGCGTCTCTGCTGCGAGAAATGCCTGTCTGGACGCATCAAGTGCTGACTATGTAATGTTCTGCGATGTGGATGACATGTTCTTTAACATGTGCGGGTTATATATCGTTTTCCGTGAAATGAAAGACGATGGATTTAACGCTCTTACTTCGGTATTTATCGAAGAGACAAAAGATTTCAAGACAGGTGAAAAAATCTATATCAATCGTGAAATGGATTCGACGTTTGTTCACGGGAAAATATATCGACGAAGTTTCCTCATTAATAATAAGATTCGATGGAATGACAATCTTACAATCCACGAAGACAGTTACTTTAACTGCCTTGCTCAGAAAATGACTGCTGAAGTGAAATACTGTCAGCAGCCTTTTTATTTGTGGAAATGGAGAGATAATTCAGTATGTCGTCATGATCCGAAATATATTCTGAAGACGTACAATAATATGCTCGATTCGAACACGGCCTTGGTTAAAGAGCTTCTTGAGCGCAATAAGAAAACAGATGCACAGTTTTACGTTTGCTCCATGATCTACGATGCTTACTTTATGATGAATAAGAAAGAGTGGCTGGATCAGGAAAATCAAGAGTATCGGCATAACACTGAGCTTCGCTTCAAAGAATACTATATGGAGTTTCGTTCTTTCTTTGAATCTATTCCTGAAGAGCAGAGAATGCAGTTGATTATCGGAATGAAAAATCGGTTCTTTCAGGAAGGAGTATTCTTTGAGGAGATTACCTTTGGCGATTGGATGAAGCATATCGAGACACTTATTTAATTTCAAAATGGAAGCCTGGAGGTGATCTATCATAACAATCCAGGAACATATGTACCGGCGATTTCGGAATGCCGGAATGACGATTGAAGGCGCCTGTGCTGTTCTTGGCCAGATACAGCATGAGGGCGTCTTTCTGCCTAATAATGCAGAAGATTCCAAGAAAGTTGTCGACACAATCTACACGAGACAGGTCGATAACGGAATCATTACCAAGCATCAGTTTATGTATGACGGAATCGGTTACGGCTATGCACAGTGGACTTTCCCGGACCGGAAAGGCATGATGTACGATTTCCACAGGGCAAGAGGTAAATCGATCGGAGACTCAGAGACGCAGATTGATTTCCTGATCTGGGAAATGCAGCACGTCTTTCCGGTTCAGTGGCGTCTTCTTACAAGTAGCCATGATCTGGCTGATCTCAGCTGGCAGCTGCTGGACAAATGGGAAAATCCTGCCGAAAAGGATAAGCAGAAGCCGATCCGTTATGCATCATCTGAGAATTTCTATTGGCGATTCAAAAATCTTAATCTAGAGGAGGAGTCCTCTATGACCAAACAGGAAGCCGTTGATCTGGTGCTGAATCTTGCTAGATCTGAAGTTGGTTACCATGAAAAAGCGTCCAATTACGGGCTCGACGATAAAACTGCAAATTCCGGAGGCGGAAACTGGAACAAATATGCGAGGGATCTCGACAATCTCAGAAATTTCTATAACGGCGGTAAAAATGGTTACGCCTGGTGTTTTACAGCTGGTACATTAATTTTAACAGATACTGGTTATAAAAATATTGAAGAGCTAAAAATAGGAGATCGTTTACTTAGTGCATTTGGAGATAGCTTTAATGAAATTTTAGATATTTCAATCCATGAAGCTGACGTTGTCGATGCACGAGTATTTGGTTGTATACCATTTTCGGTTACTCCAGATCATCCTTTTTTAGCTGAAAAAAGAATTAATAAATGGCATAGAAATATTGGTTATCGGGATCGTGGATATTATCCGTTCTCTGAACTGTCATTGCATGATGTTGTAACAATACCAAAATCTCCTATACTATTTGAGAATATATTAACATACGATGACTATTGGGTACTTGGATATTATGTTGGTGATGGTCATTACTCGGCTGGGAGATATAAATTGAGCGCAAATGAGACAAAAGCAATAGAAATAGAAAAACATGCTGATGCGCATCGAGAAAAGTTGTATTCTTCTAGATCGTGTATTGAATATGAATTACATTCTACCGGACATGAATATCTATTTGAGTATTTGGCGCAATGCGGCGATAATGCACTTACCAAAGCAGTTCCGCCAGTTGTTTTATTCGGAAGCGCCGAAGCAAAAAAGGCATTTTTAGATGGTTATCTTACAGCGGATGGGTGCATGGCATATGAGTCTTTCAATTCAGTGTCGAAGACTTTAGTAGCCGGTATATCTCGAATCTTATACGACTTAGGCATTACCTGTTCTATAAATATCCAAGAGCGTCCTGAAGAGGGACGCATTTTTGATACCCGAAAGAATGATTATAGATATTTTAAACAGCAACTGATTATTTATAATTGTTCAATGAATCATAATCCGGATCAACATTATCGAATGAATATTGAGTTCGATACCTATAATTTGGTGCCTATTCGTGAAAAATCAGAGTATACCAGGAGAGATTACGTTTATACAATTTTTACAAATGGCGATCATTCATATACTGCAAATAATATAAGTGTGCATAATTGTGACGTGTTCTATGACTGGCTGTTTGTGAAATGTTTCGGAGCGGAACTCGGGCGTCAGATGCTCTGTCAGCCATTGAACAGTGCCGGAGCAGGCTGTCTATACTCAGTACAATACTATAAGCAGTATGGTCACTGGATTACCGGAACTCCGGAGCCCGGCGATCAGATTTTCTTCAGTTATGCACCGGGAGAGTATAGTCACACCGGATTGGTTGAATCTGTTTCCGGCGGCGTCGTGACTACAATCGAAGGCAACACCTCAGATTCGGTCGGGAGACGATCGTATGCGGTTGGAAGTTCCACGATTGCAGGTTACGGAAGACCACGGTGGGAACTTGCTACAGATGCCAGTTCCAGTGATATTTCCTTTGACTTTCCGACCAGCTCTGAAAGAGTTCTGAAAGTTGGCTGCAAGGGAGAAGACGTCGAAGAGCTTCAGAAGAACCTTCTGAAAATGGGCTACGATGTTGGACCGGACGGAGCCGATGGCGATTTCGGAGACAATACAAGAAAAGCCGTTATGAAGTTCCAGCGTGAGCATGGACTTATGCTGATTGACGGCGAAGTCGGAGATGACACCAGAAAACTTCTGAACGAGATTCTCAAGAAACCGGAAACGCAGAAAGAGGAAGAAGAAGCAGAAGCGCAGCCTGCTGCAGAACCCGACGAAATACCAGAACCTGACACCTCGATTCCACGGAAAAATATTCAGATCCGAGAAATCAAAATGGAAGATAACGGTCCTGATGTCAAGCTTGCTCAGGCAGCTTTGCAGTGCTGGGGATACACCATTGTTGTAACTGGCATCTTCGGCAAGGAAATGGATGAGAAGATCCGGAATTTCCAGGCTGCGAAAGGTCTCAAAGCAGATGGTGAAATTGGGCCTTTGACCTGGAAAGAGCTGCTGAAGGTATGAACCTGAAATAATTATTGCCTGCATTATTTCGATTAATCGTTAACTAACTTTCTTTATTTTTTAATCCTAAGGAGGACAAAATTATGTCTACATTCGATGGTTCTAAGGTAAACGGCCTTGCTAACGCTCTGCAGAGTCAGATGGCAGCAAGTGCCCCTCTTAATTCTCCTGAGTTTTTCGATTATATTCAGGAGAAGTATCCATGGGATTTTCTTAATCATGTTGAGTCTCTTGACGCAGACTATGTCAAAGAGGCGCTGCGAACAAACGCCTGCCGGACACACGTTATTAAAATTCCAGGATATTCTTATAATACAGCAACTAAAACGTGGAGTGACAGCACGGAAGAGATTGAAATTCCTTTGATTTTGTGCTTCGAGGGTGGCGCAACTAATTCTTATGTCAGAATTTTGTTCGGTAATTATATTTTCGAGGTTAGCGTTTCGGTTGAAGAGGATGCGGAAACTCATGATAAGAGGCTCTTAGTCGGTGAATATCACTGGTACAAAGTCTCTCTGAACTAATCGCAATTAAATATGTTTCATCAAGGGCGTTCCCAATACCAGGATTCGCCCTTATTTTCTTTGGAGGAAAATCCTATGTCTTTTCAGGATTTTTTAAATTACATCGGTTGGAAAGCCACGACTTTCTGGGGTGTGCTGATCTTTCTGATGTCAATCGGGATTGAAGTTATCCCGAAATTTAAATGGAACCCGTGGAGTGCTCTCATCAAGTGGATTGGATCCAGATTCAACGACAAGATCGACAAGAAAATGGATAAGGTCCGCGATGAAATCAAGGATCTCGATGAAAAGATCGATAAGGTTCAATTGCAGCTCTCAGATCATATTACCGAATCCGAGAAGAAGTCTCTGGAAGACACCAGACGCGACATCCTGGAGTTTGCAAATGCCTGCATGAATGGGCGAAAGCATACGAAAGAACAGTTCGATTTCATGATCAAGAAGTGTGATGCTTATGAGCTGTATATCAAGAAGAATGAAATCAAGAATGGTGTCATAGAAGCAGCCATCAAGGAAATCAGGCGCCTCTATGAAAAGTGTATCCAAGAACATAGTTTCTTGAAAGAGGAAGGAGAATAATCATGACCAATAAGACTTATGACGTATTGAAGTATATTGCTCAGATCGTGCTGCCGGCTCTCGGCACTCTTTATGCTGCTCTTGCTCCGCTGTGGAATCTTCCGTATGCCGAAGCAATCGTCGGAACGATTATGGCAATTGACGCATTCCTTGGCGCACTACTGCAGATCAGCTCGAATAATTATTATAAGCAGGGCAAGGACGTTCTCGGTACACTCGCGATCGATCCCACGAACGAAACTGCAAACTTTAACTTCAATGAGACAAATGCCGAAGAGCTTCTGAACGCCAAGACCGCAAAGGTTAAGGTCGAAGTTTACGAGGGACAGCACGAGGCTGAATAAGCCTTTCAAATAAAATCAAAATGGAAGGATTGTGATCCAAGTCATGAATATGAAATTCGATTATGACAAGACAAATGCTCTCGCAAAAGAGCTTGGCGGACGCATTGAGCTTCTGATGAAGCTTCATGAAGCGGCGGGTCTTACGGAAGATGACATTAAGGTCATTAATGAGAGCGATTATTCCAGCGACTTCTTCACTGTATATGGTTTCCACATCGATTCCAACGAGTCCGATCCATCGGAAGCCGTTACCTATCTTAAGGATGCCGTCGGAATGAAGCCGGCTCATATGAATTACTCCACCGGAACCTTTGATTATGGTTCCTGGGAGAACGCGTTCTTTATGCCTCGGCCCTGCATGCTAAAGTATGATGGGACGGTAGACTACTATCTCGATCCCAATGACTACAGCAAGAAAGAGGATGGTACTGCTTCTGATGTAGCCGATGATGCTTACGAAGGCAACGCTATGATGGAATGGGGACGTGACGGGAGGCAGATTTGGTACAAGGTTGTTCCTGACGAAGACGACAATACCTCGGCTTCCATCTATTTCTCTGACTATAAGCTGGATGAAGGCTTCCACGCCTGGAGTTTCATTAACAATCAGGGTAAGCTTGTAAATCACTTCTACACGCCGATTTACAATGGAACTCTGGACACAAACGGAAAGCTTCGTTCCATTTCCGGTAAGGCTAATACAGATCTGTGCCAGAATAAGACGGCTTCTCAGGAAATCACGGCTGCTGAGCTGAACAACCCCGGCGAAGATAAACTCTGGTATACCGAAGTCTTTTCGGATACGCTGCTTATCGATCTGCTTTTGGTTCTAATTGGCAAGAGTCTGGATACGCAGAAAGTGTTTGGAAATGGTGCAGTTAAGACTCGCAAAAGCGGATCTTACTCAGCGGCAGATATGATCGGAACCGGAACTATGGACGATAAAGGTCTGTTCTTCGGAGCCAATGATACAGTCACTGGCGTTAAGGTCTTCGGCATCGAGAACTTCTGGGGTAATCAGAAACGTCGGTTTGCGGGACTTATATCCGTTAATAGAGCCGTTAAGTATAAGATGACTTATGGCGCCGACGATGGTTCTGAAGCAGAAGGTTATAATACAACTGCCGAAGGATATTTGGCTGCCAATTCGTTTGATTCTGCTGGCGGCGGATATATCACGAAGCATCTCTTTACCGAAGATGGTGGCATGTTCTTCGATTCGTTTGGTGGAAGCACTACTACTTATTATGGTGATTATGGTTATATTTATCAAGGAACGAATTACGCCTGTCGTGGCGGTAACTGCAACGAGGGCCTCGATGCCGGTGCGTTCGCTTGCAATCTGCTCTTTGCGGCGTCGGCCGCAAACTGGGGCATCGGGGCGGCTCCTTCTTGTAAACCCTTATCTTAAAACTGGAGGATAAAACTATGTCTATCTGGTATATGAGTGAAAACAGCAGTGCCGAAAAGATTGCTGAAATCGATAAGACTTCTTCGAAAGTCTACAATTATATTCGCAAGGACTTCGTCGAGATCCCGGCACAGGAAGGCACTGGTGAAGGAGAAGAAGGCGCGTTTATGCCTGGCTTCAGCTCTGTTCACTGGCAGTATCAGGAAGCCAAGATTCGGAAAACCGATTGGAAGCAGTTCCTGAAGGACAACATTTATTGGCTTGTTGCGGATCGGAAACTGAACGAAGCCGCCGGCCGATAGGATAAAGGTTTTGGCAATGAATCTTTCGCTGTTTACGATTCCGCGTAAATGCGAAATTCCTAAAGGTGCATACGGCGTATGGCAGGTTCCGGATCTGGATATTATGATTCCGGTCTATTCTGCCACCAATGCCAATGCTCAGAAGATCATCGATAACGAACAGAGCGCTACCATTCGCAAATGGGGCGTCGGCAGAATCATCGAAGATCATTTGGACAGCGTCAGCATGAACCATAAAGGAATCTGGAATGTCGGTGAATTTAAACCGGATACTGCTGGATTTCTTGTAACACAGAAAACGACATACTGTTATAGCGTGAAGTTTGTCTGCCGAGCGATTCGGCAAAATACATGCTATATATTGGATGGAGTTCCGCAGTGGCCAAGACGTTCAACAGATATTTTCTGCATAAGTTGCACAGACGGAACTGCTAAAGAAGTCTATCTTGCAGCGTTTAAGTATACTGGCAAGATTCCTACATAATTTAAATAAGGTAGGCGCTGTATTTCGCATGATTTACAACGCCTATCTTTTTTTTGTTCGGTACGAGGCGATTCGCAAAATTTACAATCTCTATAATAGAGAGGTATGGTGTAATTGGTAACACGTCTCTTTTTTTTTCAATTCGTAAAAATTACAGTTTTTATAATAGAAGGCACAAACTATTTTTACGAAAGAAGGAACTGAAAATGTTGAATCGTATCAAACAGATTGTTATCGAGATCCGTATGTGGATTATCCGCAGCAATATTCTGGACAATATTGGAAAGGGGATGGTGTACGGAAACATGGTGAATTCTGTAGGAGGAGGTGTAAACATCAGAGGAGCCCTATGACGGGGAGATAGGGTTGAGTCAAACATGAGAGACGGGGAGTCGCTGTTAATAGCACATGCACAGCGGCTCTCCTTCTTTTTCGGAAAAATTCTCCGATTGGTATTTTTCGAAATCAATTCAACGAAAGAGGTGAATTCAATGTGGTTATCAGTAAGAAGTCCGATCAAATGATCTATCATGAGGAAGACTGTCCATATGCAAAGCGCATCAGGAAAAAGTATCGTCGGCATATTTCAGAAGATACGGCGAAAGAACAAGGCTATCATCCATGCTCTTACTGCGGCGGTCTTCATGGTATGTATTTGAAATTCAGAGACAATCCGAATTATTTTCAAATACGACAGAAAGGCTTATCTGTTTCTTATGATCGAATTGACAGAGGGCTGTGTTTTCGAACTTCCAATGGTTTTTGGAAAGTACTGATTCGAGGACCGGTTGAGACGTTTAAACTTTGGCATTTAAATCATGGTCATTTCGATCCGGAACTTCCAGATAAGATTCTGATGCGACGAACATTTCATCGGCAGATGGATGTCAAGGAAACAACAAACATGGGTCGGATCATTCAGTACATTTCAGATCACGATAGGGCAAAACGAATCATAGACGATGATTGGAAAAAGCTTCCGAAATCAACTCCAAAGCAGAAGAAATATTATAAGCAGGCCCAGAAGCGAGCAAGACGAAAAGAAAATAAAAGAATCGATGAACTATTCAAAAAGCTTGAAAAAGGAGAACTGTAAAATGGACGAAACAGTAAAAATTTACAAGCCGACCGGTATTGGTTATGCGCCAGCAGTCACGATCGATCCGCCGAAGGTAACTTATGAAGAGGCGCTTGCAGGGCTCCGTAAGTATGCGCAAGAGCATCCGATATCTGAGTTTCATGCAAAATCAAAATGGAAGAGATTCTGCGACTATATCTTCGATGGGGGAACCTGGAAGAACGTATTTAATACGAACGGCACGAGAGAATATGATCTTGAGCAGAAGTATCCATGGTTTGAGATCCTCTATCGGTGGACCATTGCGCTTCTGATCTTTCTGCTTTGCATATCTTTTGTAATTTGGGGCATCAACATTTACACAGAACGAACTGCTCAGGCTTACGCTCAGTCGGTCGCCGAGCAAAAGGATGCTGAGCATCAGGCATATCTGGAGCAGCAGGAAGCAGATAGAAGAGCTGCTGAAGAGTCGCGTGAACAACTGATGAAGGTGGCAGCGCGAATTAAAGCAAAAGTTGGTTTTGGCAGTCGTAATTTTATTGACGTTTATAATTATAGCGATGCTGATTTCATGACACTGTATCAGTGCATGGATAATCGCCGAAAGAATCCAATGTATGCTAACATGACTGTTGAAGAAATGTTTTTTACAGAAGGTCAGTTTATCGCGGCGTATGATACAAACCCAGTGCAGGATTATTACTTCAATCTCGCGATGAAATCCGAGCAATTGAAATACGAGAGAGAATCTAAAGAACTTCCGGATCCGGTTGGATCTGATTATATTTACACGATCTATACACCGCATGGGATCTTTCTTGCAAATGATCCAGAAGCACCAGCCTACACCTGGTGGAGATATTCGGAATGAAGAGGTGACAGAAATGAAAATTATGAAGATTATTAGGCGGTCCGGAAAAGTAGAAGTTTATGAACATAGAATTATGTTGCCAATAATGTACTTTTATCGTTCGGTAATTTCGGAGCTTGGAGTGAGGAGAAACCGCTACTATGGATATACGCCATAATTCTCATGAATTCGGTTTTCATGTTTTAGAAGATTAATGGAGGGTGAACAATGAGCTACAAATGCTGGAACAAGTCATGCCCGTGTAATTTCTGGGATGGTGCATATGGAGTCTGTGAGCTTGCGCCAACCTGTGAAAGAACAGGAAGCAATGATCTCAGGAACGCAACGAGAGAACAATCTCAAAAAGAATCAGATCTTGTGAATGCTGAATAAGTATAATTGTTTGTTACTTTTAAACTAAAACTGCTATATTATAATAAGGAAGGAACTATAAAAAATGAAAACCTATAGCTTTAATATTTGCAAATACAACGTCACGATTACGATTGAAAAGAAGAACTACGAGGTGATTAATCCCAAAATCGTTTCGGAGCAGTATGCATCCACAGTTAATGAGCCGCTTCCCGAAATCAAAATGGAAGAGAAAATTGTATATGGCGACGGGTTTGATCAATTTACGCCATTCTATATTTTATGCAAAGAGTATATCGAAGCACAAAAAGATAAGCTTTCAGATTCAACATTGCGCGGTTATACAAGTATCATAACGAATCATCTTGATACTCTCATGACTGCTATGATTGGAGAGATTGATGAAACTACTATTCAGGAAGCATTCGATGCAGAGATCGAAAAGGGTCTAAGTGTCAAAACTCTGAAAGGCTACAAATCATTTGTCCTGAAGGTTCTTGCTCAGTATCGACCGGACTTTCATCCAAACATTCATGTTACAAAGGAGTCTACTGATAAGATTGCCTAAGGCTGTAAAACTTCCATCTGGAAAGTGGAGAATCCAGATTCAGATCGATGGCCATCGATATTCCTGTACCGGATCCACAAAAACAGCGATGTGGCAGATGAATTCGACGCTCTGATTGACGAGAAAATGGAGAAATTGTATAATGGATAAAAAGAGAATGATCAGAAATGGTGAACTTGTTGATGTGTATTATGACGAGAATGGCGAAGAGTACTTGGTTCATTGGTGCAGGATTCCGAGAAATTCCGGGCGATATCCTTGGCCTAAAACCGGTATTTCTGAAAAGAGCGCACACGAAAATGCACATGGAAAATGAGGATCGAAGTAATTACTGGCCGATTAAGGGGTTCATATGACGGGTTCGACTCCCATCATCCGCTCCACGGTGAGAGGCTCCTAAATCGGGAGTCTCTCAGTTTTTATTGATATTTTGGGCCTTTTTAGGTGAGATCTTCGTTTCATCTGGGAAGGCCTTTTTGCATTTCTGAGTGAAATTTCTGCACACGAAAATGCACACGGGATACTTCATGTGAAGTTTCTCGGATGATTTAAAGTGTTAAAGTAAAAATGGAGGAATTATTTGAATGATTATTTATGTTGTAATTGGTGAATATGAAAGATCTTTAACGTCCGAAGTATTTGGAGCATTCGATAGTAGAGCAAAGGCCATTGATTATATTCAAAATAATTTTGATGATATGGAGTATTGTGCGGAGTATGAGGAATGGAAAGCACCCATATGTCATGACAATATAGAGCTTCGAATCGTTCGCTTAAAAGTTCAATGAAATTAAAGCTCTTGGAAAGTGTGGTGATGTGCAAATGTATGGATATGTTCAAAATGCGGCTGCTGATAAACTAAGTCCTATAATGTAGTTAAAGCTCTCTCGCGAAGTCGACCACGGGAGGGCTTTATTTATATATGGAAGGTGAGTGGTTACTATTATAGGTATCTTGAATCGCGTTAGATCCAAATGTCTCAGCAATATTAAAGTCATCCCAAAATGTTGTCTGAGGCAGGTAGCCTGTCATTTCACACATTTGCTCGAAAAATGTTATTGCACATCATCCTTTCATTTGTTATTTTATTCCATATAAATCGTAACTTTTACAACTCCTATAATGAAACTAATTATTATAAGGAGGTAACACTTATGATCACAGCATTAAAAATATTTTACGTTGTTGGAGGAGTGGCATTTTACTATTTTAAGACAGAGATTGAACCGAAAACAGTAAGCAAGCATAGTGATGTATTCAAAGGTAATATCCTTGAAGACTTATACTATTCTAATTCCTATAAGGTTATAGCTCTGATTGGAAGTGCCGTTTGGCCGATATTTCTAACAACTAATTTTGCAGCATTGATAGCAGGAATCATATGGGGATTACGGAATCGACAATAGTTTTATCACGGAAGTGGCTAATTCAGCTGCTTCCATTTTTTTTTTATAAAGGAGGTGAGCATATGAAAACAGAATACTTGGTTGCTGCAGCGATTCTCATTTTTATTATGGCGTTTTTCCTCGGTTGGATATTTGGTAAAAAGTCTCATAAATACAAACCTGATGGAACGCTTATTATTGAGGAGCTTGAAGATCGAGACTCTTATCGTTGGGTCTTTAATGAAGATCTTGAGGATTTTCAGAAAAAGAAAGAACTTTATATTAAAGTTCAGAACTCGAAAAATTCACAGCCTGTATGATAGAGCAATAAGCTCACATTTTATTTATGGAGGTTAATTATGGAAGAAAATTTGAAGCTGATTGACGATCGAATCAAGGAATTGACAGAAGATCTTGGACGAACGCAGATCGGAAGTCAGGAGTATGCCGACAAAGTAAAGGATCTAGTGGAACTGAATAAAGTTCGCGAATCTATGGTTAAGACTGAGCAGCAGCGAGTTGACAATAATGCAAAGAATGATATTTCGGAAGCAGAACTTGTCATCAAGCAGCAGGAGGTCAAAACCAATAAGTGGAGGAATTTTGTGACGGTTCTCACTACGATCATTACGGTTGGAGGATATGCTGCAACTTCGATCTACACTGGAACAAAGGCCTATGAAAATGAAAAGACTCAGATCGGAGACAAAGGTTGGCTCAGAAGTTCTGACCAGGCTAAAAACCGCATCAAGTAAGATGTAAAAGACTAATAGGAGTGGCTATTACAGCTGCTCTTATTATTTTCGTAAAATTCACAGTCCGTATAATGAAGGTTTAAAAGACCTATCTAACAAGTTGAAAGGAGAAAAACATGAGCATCAAAAGTTTTTATGAGGAGAAGCTCAAACCCAAGGCAAAGAAAGTAAAGGATAAGACAGTGGAAGGAGGAAAGATCGTCTACGAGACGCTGACTAAGAATCCGATGCTGGCGGTTATGGCCATCTCTGCGGTTGGTTCGACAGTGGTGAAAATCGTTGACACCATAACGACCAATCGAGAGGAGGAAGAAGACCGCTGCACGACTTATGATGCGTATGCCGGGATGGAGATTACCACCAAGCATGAGCTTACAAACGATGAGATCTTGGAAATGACTGAGCGGATGAAAAACGGAGAGAAGAAAGTTGAAGCTCTGAACAATATGGGCTTGCTTAGAGAAGAAAAGAAGCGGAAGTAATTTCGCAGAGGGAAGTGGCTGAACTTCAGCTGCTTCTCTCCTTTTTCGAAAGTTTTACAGCTCTTATTATAGAAGGAAAATGAAAGGAGACTTAATTATGTCAAGCAGAAAACTGAACCGTGAGGAAAGAAAACTACTCAGAGGATTGGTAGCTAAGTTGATCAAATTTATAGCCGGATTGGATCAGGCTGAGATTTCACTTATCTGCCGGATTGTGACGAGCAGACTGAACAAGATGGACATTATCACGGTTGACGTGGACGACGATTAAGATCTGAAGCTAAGTAAAGACGTAAAGAACTTACAACGTCTTTACTTTTTGCAGCCTTGAAAGTATAATATTAAAGTCGAAAGGAGGAATTCAAAATGGAAACAATTTCACTCAGATGCAAAGAATGCGGCGGCACCATAGAGGTAGACTCGTCAAAAAATGTAACGTTCTGTCCCTACTGCGGCTCAAAGTCCATCATTCCAGAGAGCGATCAGGTAAAAATCGCCAGGATTAAGGCCGAAGAGAGAATCGAAAGAGAAAAAGAACGTCAGAAATCGAAAAGAAAGCATGATTTCTATGAAGCGCTTCCGTTTATTGTCATATTCGGCGGAGCTGTATTAATGTTTATTATTGGATCTATTGCCGGATGGTAATACATTCGTAAAATTAGCAGCCTCTATAATGGAAGTTAAGACTTCCAAACATATTATAGAGGAGTGATACGAATTGGAAAGGTTCAAAAAAGGTGATTTATCAAAGAAAATAGTACTAATTGCGATAGTTGTCGCGATTGCCTATGCGCTATTTGGCGAAGTAGGCGTCGGAATTGTCGCATTATTCCTGCTACTGACTGCGGCATAATCGCCAAACGGAGCTGTAAATTCTGCAGCTCCTCTTTTTTTCGCAATTTTTACAACGCTTAATATGAAGATAAGAACGAGGTGTGCGGCTGGGTTATGCTGGCTGAGGATGAGAAGACTAACACCATAATAGTTTAATCGTAGAACACCCTACCTGAAAGGGGATCGTGGCGGATTTAAATGGGAGACGTAAGTTGGAAGCTTACTAGTTCTTATTTTTTTATTTCGTAGTTTTTACAGCTCTTATTATAGAAGAAAGGGAGGTATAAAATTATGAAAATTATTAAATCAGTACGAAAAGTTGTCAAAGGAACGGCAAAAGCATTTATGATGCCGATGCTGGATGGAACAGGACTGGTCCCGGTAGAGACATATAACAGTAAGGGATGGCTTGTTAAGTCCACATTGGTGAAAGAAAACAAATCCGTTATGACAGCCAGAGTGCAAGTCTAAAGGAAATTTATATTCCACTTCGGAGAGTCTACAACGACTCTCTTTTTTCGTAATATTTGCAGCTAGTATAATGAGAAACTTATTCTCAAAATACTATTTTACAAAGGAGACAGAGACATGAAGAAGGTATTAAAAATAACGTGGAGATTGCTTCCATGGTATCTTGCAATCAGAGGATTGTATTTCTATATGGGCATGATGCTTGATAGAGTTCGTTATAAAAGCGATACGAACTCTATGTGGGTATTTGCCGGAAAGGAAGATATGGATTCCATGGTGGCAAGAATTAATGAAGCAAATTGTTTATGCGAAAGCAGAGCTCGTTCTGGATGGAAATGGTGTTTTGGTAAAGATTAAACATCTCAAAGACTCACTATCTACAGTGAGTCTCTTTTTATAGCATGAAATACTATTATAAACCTTCTGACAATGCACAAGTAGGAGCATGACGTCCTTCAGATGAAGAACCGATTCGTAAAAATTACAGTTTCTATAGTGAAGATAATGGGAAAAGTGGAAAAGTAATGAGAATGCACAAGAAACCATAGTCTTCAAAGGAGAAGGAACCAAGCGCAGGTTCTTTCTCTTTTCTTTTTCTGTCGGTAAAAATTTATGAATTGAAAGGAGAAACAATCATGACAGAAGCAGCGCAGGTACTCAATCAGACTAACGGAGAGCGGAGCAAACTTAAGAACAGCGCATATCACAAAAAGAATGGTTCAGCAGTTACTAAGCTCGGCAACAAGCGCATGAGCTGGCAGGAGATCCAGAGTAAGCATGGAGAAGAAGAAACTTTTCCGTCAACCGACTGCCTGATTACATATTCGGATTTTGTTCGGTATGCGCCAGATTTAAAAGTCGAATACGTAAATAAGATGATGGATAAGTATGACATTGATCTTCAGCATATTTCCCGGTATCTGTTCAACAAAGGCGATGACGGCCTGAGATCCTATCTTCGAAACAATAAGCTTTTGAATCTCTGTGACTATAGGAAAGCACGTTCAAAGAGTAGATTGCTGCAGTTCCAGGCTGATATTGAAGAGTGGAAGCATCGCGAGGCTGTAAGCAAGGAAATTGATGAGGCCGAAGCTCAGAGAAAGCGCAATATCATATGGAATGCCGAGTTCATCGATTATAAAGAGTTCAAAACGTTGCCCGTTGATGGGCAAGTGGCATATGTAAATAACCTGATTAAAAAGTACAATATTTCATTGACGCCTATCGCCACGTATCTCTTTAAGATCGATCAGTGCAGCCTTCGAGAGCATTTCAAACGGTTAAAAGTGTATGATCAGATTGAAAAATCTAAGTCCGGTAATGGAAAGACTGGAAAAGCACGCATTGCAACTTTCGCTGATGCGGTTAAAAACTGGAGGGGAGAATCTACTATGGAAGAAAAGTCCGAGGATATTATGACAAGTCCAGAGCCTGAGAAACCTAGCGAACCTATTATGGCAACTCATGTAGAAGAACCGAAGAGCACTGAATTTCCGGTAAGAATGGTTGAAAAGAGCAATATTTCGGCGGTTTATATTCCGGTCAAGAAAGAGCCAGAAGCAGTCGAGACAGAACTTGAAGAAACTTTAGCAAAAGCACCTGCAAAGGTCGAAACAACCGAGAAGTCTGATGATATTTCTGCGATCAAATCAAATGCTCATAGCACTGTCTTTTCCGCAAACTACAGATCTACTGGCATGGACTGCGATGAGCTGGATGCTCTTAAACTCATGTTTAAGAACAAGCTTGTTGAGGTTTGCATTACGGTGAGAACAATCTGATTTCGCAAAAATAACAGCTTCCTTAATAGAAGGAGGTGAAAGACATGAGTAAGATTTATGTTGTTAGAGAGCTTGTTGCCTACGGAAACACGGAATATTTTCATGGGGCATTTACTTCGAGAGAAAAAGCTGAAAAGTTTATTTCGGCTAAATTCCCGGAGTTAGTCTATGATGAAGACCGAGATGAATGGTGGATGCCTCTCGAGAACATACAGTATTTATGCGTTTATATTCTAGAGATGGAGGTCGTTGAATAAACAGCGGCCTCTTTATATTTTTGAAAGGAGAACAAAATATGAGCTTTGATCTTAACTATTGGCTGAAAGAGACAATCGATCTGGATATTATTTCTGGAATACGTGCATATCAGAAAGTTCGTCCGAGAATTGCCTGTAATGACGGATTTTCTGTATCGGTCCAAGCAAGTGAATTCGCATACTGTCATCCAAGATATACACAGTGGCAGAACGAGGATGGATGGCAGGTTATTAATGGTGAATACTACTTGTCGAGCAAAACTCCGAGGAATTTTGAAACGGATCATTATATACCATACGAATCCGTCGAGCTTGGCTATCCGTCAGAAGAAGACGAACTTATCAACGAATATGCTGAGGGTGACGATTATACTAATACAGTTTATGGCTATGTTCCGGTTGATATTGTAGAGAAACTTATTGAAAAGCACGGTGGGTTTAAAGGCGTTGACAGAAGCAATAAGAGAGGAGAAACTAAATGATACCATGCCCAAGTGTGTATGATATTTATCTGAATAAGATTATGGATCCAGCAGATCGCTACGCCCTGGAACACTATATCGCTTTATTTCTTCTTGGTCAAAGAGAATCTATTCCGCACTATGTTGTGCTATATGGAGGACCAGCAACTGGAAAATCTACCATTCTTCATATATTAAACGAACTATTTGGTAATGGACAAATTGAATATACCATACAAATGGCTAAACTCTCTAAAACGCACGCCATGATTATACATGATGCCGATGTTGACAAGGTTATACAAAATACAATAAATGATCAGGATTTAAAGGATACCACATTTTTTATAGCTACTAATGCATTGCCAAAAGAACGTGATTCAAATGTAAAGATTCTTTGCATGACCGGTAAGAAGATAAAAAAATCGATATTCGAAACCATTATTTATCATGGACTATATGCGATGAAAGAGGAGTACAAAGCTTATTGCATTGATCAGCTTTATCAGTACTTATACTGGAATAATAAGTATTCATCAATGGAAGGAGAAACTGAATGACTAAACGAATCATCTGTGCCCTACTCTGCGTGATATTTGCGTTCTTTCTCATTGGCTGCGGTACACCAATTGAGCGAGTAGACGAGAAACCACAGAAACCAGTCTCGATGTTTATTATCGTCGAAGGAAGCAGCCTTGACTCATATCGAATCGTATATCATCGCGATACTAAAGTAATGTACGCCGTATCTTGTGGAACCTATAATTCTGGAAATTTCACAGTATTACTCAATCCCGACGGAAGTCCTATGCTTTGGGATGGAGATTAAATATGTATTATGTCGTTGTAGGAACATATTGCTCGGACGTATTTTACGGTGTCGATAATCACAGCTATATAATGGGTATATTTTCTGAGGAAGGAGAAGCAGCGCAGTGTAAAGAAGATCTTATGGAATCTGAGGATTTCTTTAAGGATGAGAATGGGAGGATTCTCGTAGATCGTATAGATTATAGTGATGGCACCAGTTGGGTTGTCAGAGAAGATGCAATATATAATAAGCATGATAGACCTGTTAAATATTGTGATTTTGATTATGATGTTTTGCAGTTTAATGGTAAACCAGTATTTTGTGGCGGTGCATCATACTTAGAGTAATAATTGAAAGGAAGAAACCAATGAACAAACCATTTGTAATTACTGAAGATCAGTATAATCATGACAAAACGAGTTGGGGCAAGAAGGAGTTTATTGTTTATGATAATGTATGTACTCCTCCTGTTATTCTATACACTCTTGATGACAAAACAATGGAAGGTTTCATCGGTAAAGAACTTCTAATGAAAGCCAGAGAAATGGCGCCAGATGAAAGAATGTATGTCAGAAATCCTGAGATGGAAATAGATGCGGAGCTTCTCAGGGCGGAAGGAGATTATAATTGACTTGCACGAATAATTGTCGAAATTGCGTTTATGGATTACCTCAGGCGAAGGTTAAGTGCAGAAATCCGAACAGTACCTGCACAAATGAATGCTATAAATGTATTTTTCGTGACGAAATAATAATTCGTTATATTTGTGTAATGAAAGGAGAAACTGAATGATAATTCATAAGTGTGATATTTGCGGAAAGGAAATGGGTGTTTGGTTCAAGGTTGTAGTAGCCGTTGAAGCTTCGCACCCGGAAACCAACGTCGCGGACATTATTCATTTGCAAGGGACGACTGAGATTTGTAAAGATTGTTATCTGTCGCGAATTCCGAAAGGAGAACTGAATGATATTTGAAGTATATAGAGGACTTATATCGAATACCGTTCGAATTGAACCGTCGAAACTCCGTAGCAATTATTCATCAACCCGAATCAATAAAGTTTATAGAAATCCAAAGACTAAAGAAATTGTTTATTATCCAGAACTGTATGAAAGAGTAATGACAATAATGATGGAAAGGATGTGCGGCTAGGAGGAAGCAGAAATGAAAACTAAGATGGTTGATAATTTTCCGAATTATACCATAACCGATGATGGTCGTGTTTTTAATCAAAAAGGAAAAGAATTAAAACCAGATCTTTCTAATAACGGATATCTTAGGGTTAGTTTAAGCAACGATGCACTTTCTCATAAGAAGTTTTCCATACATCGACTTGTTGCTAAAGCATTTATCCCAAATCCAAATAATTACCCTCAAGTTAATCATATAAATGAAATAAAAACAGACAATCGAGTAGAAAACTTAGAGTGGTGTACGCCATTAGAAAATATAAATCATAGCAATGTGATCGGTAAAGCAAGTATTGCAAAATTTACAAAAGTTCATTGCGATACCACAAACGAAGATTTTAATTCGATTAAAGAGGCATCTGAAAAATATCATCTAAATCATGCAAATATAGTATCTTGTTGCAAAGGTAATAGAAAAACAACAGGTAAAAAGAAATGGAGTTATATAAATGATTAGTAATGTTAAAATATACGGACTTGAAGAGAGTATTATCGGTGCGAAATATCCTATGTCGACAAGTATCGAGAATCTTACTTCAGATATGACCAAGGGCATTCACGCATTGGGAATGAGCGAAATTGGATCAGGTCATGACAACTGGCTCAATGGACCGACCGTGATATTTGATCTTACTGCAACAAATAAATTCTGGGTTGAAATGGAACGTTACCATTTTATCGATTTCATTTCATCTCAAAGTACAATGCATCGAATCACGAAATTTGATCTTTCGAAGACGTATAACAAGTATGTCGATCCCCGTATGATTGATATTATGCAGGAAAAGATCAATGAGTATAACCATATCTTGGAATCCGGAAGCGAAGAAGAGAAAAAGAACCTTCCGGAATTATATTTGAGTATTCTGTATTCAAATCCGGCAGGGTTCACTTTAACGGCAAAGATGCGAACAAACTATAGGCAGCTTAAGACTATTTATAGGCAGCGTCATGATCATCGTCTTCCGGAATGGAGAGAACTATGCGAAGAATTGAAGAAGTTTCCCTATTCAGAGTTTATTACGATGGAGGAATAAATGTATCAAATAACCAAATGCGACTTGTGTCCGGCAAACAGTCCAGAGTATGCTTTGTGGCTTAGAAATTCGCCATGTCTTAGACCTTTGAATTGCATGTATATCCTTGACGTAAAATTTCTTATCGAAAACTGGAAATATTATCGAGATCGATTGGCGCTGGTTTCTTCTGACGAAATCGAAAAAGAACATGCGAAGAAACAATTAAAAAGCATTCTTTGGATATTTGAGCAATATGGATTGAGTAAAGAACAACTAATGGACCACTTTAAATACGAGCGTGATATTCGTATGCTGAACAGGAGGAAACTTAATGGTAGTACTTGATATTCCAGAGCCGCAAGGTTGCAATGATTGTTTATTCTGTGATTATGAACAAGGCTTTTGTTTCCTTAGTACAACTGACGGAACAATAAGCACGGCTAAAAATGTCGCGGATTATGCCAATGAAGAAATGGATAAACCAAAACCAGAGTGGTGTCCTTTTGAAAAATTAGAAGAAGTCGATACGGCTGAATATATTGACAATAAACTTTATGTTCGAGATGCCGATGAAAGCGCTGGACATTTATGTAATTCGCTAAACGCCTTACAGGGCGTGTGCTTCGGAAGTTCGAACGATACGATGGTCAGAATTGGTTATTATTTGTTCCGTGCTCAGATTACGATTTGCTATTTAAGAGACCGAGTAAAGGAACTGGAAGAAAAAGGTGTTCATCATGATGGAGGAAAGTAGTGGTTGCATTTGTACAATCGGAAATAAAAGCAATTGAACCTAATTGCATTGTATTAAGAACCTCAGAGATTCTTGAAAAATATTGGGATAAACTTGGTGACATCCCGGTGGACGACGACGGAAACATTCAGGAATCATTCCTCTATTGGCCGGAAGGAACAGATCGCGAGGATATTTGGCATTGGTTTGATGAAAAGTATCCTGGCGGAGTTGCGAAATTGATGGGATTGGAGAAAAACTAATGTGCTTATATGAGCCAATTAATGGAGATTATCCAACAATAAAGTTTTGTAATGAGTATATAACCTGCAAAAGCTGTCCGTATTACTATGACGAAGACGTTAAAAAGGAGAATG